TGCTTTTACCTGATTGTTGGCGACCTGATAACGCGATGATTGCTGTCATTATTGACCCTTTAAAGTGATATAGTTAGTTATGTTCTTGAATTAACTCTCTATTAAATTTATGAAGCCATTTATCCAACTCGGACTCTATTTTAAATTGCTGACTAATACGCAGGAATTCATTGTTTTCGTTCCAATGATCTAATATGATAGTCGCGGCTAAATATTTACGATACACTAAAATTTGAAGAATATCTAAATGGCTTTTAGTTTTTGTAACAGTGGGCATATCTCTTTTTTGATATCTTCTATGTTCATATCCGCAATATCCGTACCGCTGATATTAACGGTATAACAGTTATATTCTCTTTTACACAAAGCGACTAAATTTTCGTTGTATGTTTTACCAGCATCATCATTATCGCCAATAATCACCACATTTAAACAGCCGGTAGAATTTAATAAAGCCTTCTGGAAATCGGTTAAGTGAGTACCAAAAGTAGCTAATCCGATATGGATACCGACCTCTTCAAGTTTTAGGACATTCCCAGGGCTTTCAACTAAAATAGCCGTTCCAGTCTTACTTATTATACTTTTTGCAAACCAAAAATTAAAGAGGCATTTTTCGGTTTTTAGGGTTTTTGAGTGTCTCCACTTAGAATATTGCCACGCAAACTGTTCTTGTGGGCATCTACCTGGACTATGATGATTTTTACATAACTCGCATTTACCATAATAACTGCGGCCAGTGCATCCAAGCATGAACTTATGAGTTTCATCATATATTGGAACCACTGTCCTGTGATACATTTCTTTAGTGATATCTGTAGACAAACAATCACCGATATCATATTTAGTTAAAATGTCGGCTGAAAATCCTTTTTTAATAAAAGTAGGAGATGGTATTAATAAGCCGCGTTGTACGTGCTCTCTAGTTATTTCACCACCAGTCATACTTGTATCTAATAAGTGAATTCTAGCCGCATTTACAAATCTATTCTTTTCTAGTTCTAAATCGGGTGTCTTTTTACCAGATGACTTAAAACCAGTTAACTTAATTGCTCGCTCGACAGATGCTCTGAAATCAACCTTTTTACCTTTAAAATCAAATCTACTCATTAGTCCGCGAAGTAAACCAATAGGAGTAGAAGTGTAATCTATTTGACAGCTATGTGTTCTACAATACCAATTACCAACCAAAGTGTGGCCGGTAATATACATATTAAAGGCGGCTTTATTGTCTCCGTCATGTATTGGACAACAAGCCCGCATCATTCTATTATTTGTGGTGTATTTTATACCATAGCTATCAAAAATTTCCTGCATTTTGTCGGCTAGTTGTAGATTTAATAAATTCAATTCCTCGTTATTCAAAAGGTATTTCATTATTATTATCTAGGTCTTCGTTTTTAAAGCCCGAATCGGTTACATGTGATTCGTTTTGATCTTTGATAATATCGGAATGTAGTGATTTCTCAGTGATTCTAGAATTATATCCATCTAACTGATAGTTGATATAGTCGCCGTTTTCTTCGTCCCCTGAAAAGCGGCTAACTACTTTTAATAATTTACGATTACCATTATTTGTCCCATCTTGGGCAATCTCTTCAACTGATTTCTTTTTAAAGATAAATAATGAAGAACAGAACCACTCGATACGATCAGATTGAGCGACTACGCCCGATCCCTCTTTATCTATACCGTCTTTATTAAGCTGCACATAGGCAAGAATAGGTATGTTATAACGTGTAGCTATGTTAGTTAGAGTTGTAGCCATAAAGCCGATAGCCTGAAATTCGGCGGCTGTTTTTAGCTGCGAACTATCCAATAATTTAAGATAGTCATATATAATAAAGGCCGGTTTAGCTGTTCCATCTGGTTTTAGCCCAACTTCTTTTTGTAACCAGCGACGAATCATAGCCACCTGTTCTTCAAATGCTGGCATAGAACCAATATTCTTATAGAAGAACGGCTTTCCTTTAATAGTTTTAGCGGCTGTAATGACATTATTTCGTTGTTGTACGTCTAGGCCAACTTTACCAGTCTTAATATCTTTATATGCATATCCTGTCATCATAGCAATAATACGAGCTTGCTGGTCATATTTAATCATTTCTGTATCTAAATACAGGACGGGAATATCTTTATGTGAAATATTCCACCCTATAGAGCGTGCATGGGTACTCTTTCCTGCTTTTGGCCTCGCTGCAACCACATGTAACCCAGGCTCAAATCCACCACCAAGTGAATTATCATAACGATGAAAACCAGAAGGAATACCTACTTGATCGACTGGATTATCCATCGCATGGATAACTGTTTCTTCTAATCCAGCCCCTAAATGACTATAAGAATCATCATGATTTAATAGCTTACCAAAGTCAAAAACCGCAGACTCAGGAATACCTAGAATATGAGAAAGGGTTTCTTCGCCGGTTAACTCTTTTAAAGAGTCGTTAGCATTAAGGAGTTGTTTACCTAACAGGCGAGCTATCTCTAATTTACGTATAATTTGAGCTTGTTTGCGGCAATTCGATAGTTGAACCGGATAAGTAGCAATTCCTTGTAAATATTTAACTTCGGTGGGCTTATTAAAAAAGAAGTCTAGTCCCAGTGTATTGGCGGCTGCATATACAGTAGGAATGTCTAATTTAGCCTGCTGATCTGATTCATAAATATGATGTATACACTTATAGATAATTTGATTTGAATCTATTGTAAATGTATTCTCGCTAACCATATCACAAACATCGAAATAAGCCTCGGCTCCATAATGAAATATTCCTGCTAATACTACTCGTTCGGCTGCTACATTTGCTTGAGACATTAGTTTTCCTATTTAGAATGCAGGTGTAATTAAGAATTTTAAGCCCAGCGGCGACTGAGCTATTTCCTGCCAACACACGAACTACATTTATACTCACCATTTGGCCCGATCATAGACCTTGTGATATACTCTTCTTTTCCACATTTAACGCAGTTATACTTTATACTACGCATTGGACCACGTTCTTTTGGCTTCCATTTTCTTTTATCTATTTCATGGGTAAACTCATTTTTTTCAGCCATTTCTTCAAACTTGTTAATCCGTGGTTTACCTAACGTAGGACTAATCTTCATAGGACCAGCCTTAGAAGTGGTAGATTGGTTCTTTTTAGATCGTCCTCGTTGTGGTTTAACTGGAACAATCACGCCAGTTTCATCTTCAAAATCGCCATCTGTAGGATTAGATGTATTTTGTTTCTGCTGTACTAATTGACCAACAACATTAGTAAGTCCATTAATAGCAGCCAACACATCCGACATACTTGGTTCTTTAGTAGTTTTCTTAGCCATGTCTAGCTCTCTTTCCTTTTTCTAGATTTTTCATATCGTCAGCAACAGCCCGAATAGATTGAGCAATAAAATATAATCGATCCACTCTTAATTGAGCATAATCCATTATATCCATAATCTTCTTAGAATATTCATCGTCTAACGCGGCCATATTAAATATTTGATCAAATGAGCCGCCTCTATAGTTATGCAATCTAGGAGTGACTACTTTTTTTAATTGAGTCTTAGCCCAGCTAACCCTAGAGTTTTCTCTGTTAATAGCACGTTGAATATGATGTGCAGCAGAACTTAATATAACCGCCGCAATCGCACACTCATCAGGGTGCATTTTCTCTAATACATCGCGTGATAAATTAAGATATTTCTTAAAATCTTCTGACTGGCCGTATTCTTGTTGGAAGCCAGTAAGTCCGGTCTTACTTTCATATTCATCTAAGACTCGATCTATCTCTTTAAGACGACCTTGTGCGGTATTAATTTCTTCCATTGTTCAACTGTTTCATTATAAGGAAGTTCAATAAGGTTAATTTGATTTAGTTCACACCAAGTTTTTTTGCGACGATCTTTAGCTTTTTGCTTGTTCAAGTCGCGAATATCTTTATGGAATTGCAGAGAAAATTCGTAGTGTTGAGAGCCGTGAACCTCTATCGCTATTTTACTCTGTGGAATGTAAAAGTCAAGGAATGCCCACTCTTTTTTTAACAAAGGAATGTTTATTTCTTCTAAAATTATAGAAGTGGGAAAAAGTTCTTTCAGTAAGTCTCGGCAGCGTAAGTGGTTATCGCTTACGTCGCGTTCTTCATTTTGTTTTTGTAAGTGTGGTCGCCAATCGACTATCGAATTATCTAATGTAAAAACTTTCACCCTAAACCGCTCCAAATATTGCAGAAGTTGAACCAACCAACAATACTAAAGTTTCTTTATCTGTCGGCATAGCTAGATCAATTTGAATAGTCTTCATATAATCAAGCCAGTGTCTATATTCATCATAACCAAGTCTAATTACAGGTAATGATGGTTTAAATTCGGTTAGCTTTGTTAGTAATAGGCCGGTCCTTCTTGTTTCCAAAGAAACATGTTGTGGTATCACTAAGAATTTTGGATATCCTACACATTCTTTTGCGTAATATTTCTTTAGTTGATTGTCTAGTATTTCTGTATATACATTACTATCTGCATAATCGTCATATACAACGATGTTATTCTCGATAGCTTGTTTTGTTACAGCTTTGATATAGTCTATAAATTTCATCTGCATTCTACTCCTGACATTTCGTAAACTTCATTTTTGATTAATTCATAATAAGACGGGTTAGCCTTTAAATATTCGATTACATTTTCTGTGCCTCTGATTTTCTTGTCAACATCTTTTAGGGTATAAACACCGCCCTTTTCCGTTTTTTCAAATATAGCTAAGTCACAGGCTAATTCAGCTAATTCTGAATATTCATCTAGTCCATAACCATAACGTATATGGCTTTTTACCTTGCCGCCTGGGGGTAATATAGCAGAGAATAATACATCCCATTCAACCTTTTGACCTATTTGAGGTTGTCTCTCGTCAGAACCTATTCTCCAGGGTTCAACTTTCTTAGCAAAAAATTTGATATCTTCGGAATATTTCAAAGATGAGGCTGATTTTTCTACGAAGGCTGCACCCCAGCCACTTGTATTCGCGTAACCATGTGTGATACCAATCACGATACATTGATTTACTGCTAATGGTCCGGCGATTTTTCTCATTAACTCTGAGATAATTCCATTAGATCGTCCTCTGTCTTGATATCCTATATCTGCTGCCTGTTCAGCAGAAGAAGAGAGCATAGAAAATGAATCAATAATTACTATACATCCAGGTTCTTCATTAATAAATCTTAATATGCGGTCACAGAACTTTTCAGAACTAAGAATCTTACCAGGGGAAGATTGCACCATTAAAAAGCGGTTGTCTGATAAGTCTATACCATGAATACCTTCAAGATCACGTTTCTTTAAACGGTGCTCTACGTTAAAGAATATAATCTTGCGACCCTGTGGACATAATTCTTCATTAATATATTCTGGCCTTTGTGCTCTGGCAGCTATAGATAAACTTAAAACCGACTTGCCACATTTTTCCTTACCTGTAAGAGCTATAAAGCTACCTTCTGGTACTCCACCAGTATATACATCAAAGGCTGGACTTACACTAATGACTTTCTTTGGCTTATCTAGTAAATACTTAGCGGAGAATATAGTGTCTGCATAATCGGTATATAATTTTGATTGTTGATCTTCTTCTTTTACTAACTCTTCTTCTTCGATTTCTACCGTTGTTTTCTTTTTAGCCACTAGTCTAACCCCTTAAATGGACCTGTTTTTAGTTCCGGCCTAGTATTTGTATTAACCTTTATCTGACATTCTTGAGCCTCTTGTTCTTTTTTAACACGCTCAAGTTCTTTCTCTTTCAAGAGAAGTCGATTATTAGCCTCTATAAACTGAGTCTGTAACCAAGGAGCACGCAAAGAATAAGTATTATAATTCTTTTTATCTTTAAGGACTTCTAATATAGCCGCCATCTTGTATTTTTTAAGCAACTGATTAGCGGTATGGATTTGAGAGCGAAAATATTCTTTCCACTCTTTTAGTTCCCAAAAATAAAACGGCAAATCTTTCTTTTCTTTACGTGCTTTTAGTTCGCAAATATACTCACAAAGATATTGAGCCGCATGAATAAATAGTGGCTCAGGAGTATATCTAGATTTATATCTAAGTTTTTCGCTTTGTTCCGGCTGACTTTTTCTCTGTTTCTTGGTCATCTCCATCAATCCTATGAATACAATCGTTTAATTTTCTAGGTGATCTACGCTTACGAGATTCGTCGCCGATTTGCGAAGCTGTTGCATTATTGACAGTTGCACCGCTTCTTTTACCCATACCGCTTTTATCGATTCGTTTAGCCATATTGTTCCTTTTCCGCAGAAGTTATATATCGGGTAGCTTGGGTTTGTAGAAATTTTAAATAAAACTTAAAGGTTTTCTCGCTAACCTCTACCCATTTCCAGCGAGTTATCCCTTTTATTCTATCGGTTTTATGATTTTCGTCAAGTGGGTTTTTAAATTTTGTGCGGTCGGCTAGTAAAAAATAAGCCGGACTAACGCCTTGTATCTCTTTAGCCAAGGCATCTTCTGCATTGGTAACAATAGTATTATTTTTATTATCTCTGCTACTAGATGATCCAACCATACCATAGAGGACAGTTGTGCGTTTTTCAGGTGTTTTTTTTCTACTTACCTTACCTGGATTTGGCACATAAAGTCCACTAAACATCTCTTCCATAGAGATACGGTTGGTCTTGGCTGCTGTTTTTTTACTTGTTTTTTTGGGCATTTTTACCTTTCAGCTTAGATTGTAATTGTTTGTCGGATAATACTTTTACTTTATCTGATTTATTCTTTTGTTTTAATTTACGTGGATTGCGATATCTATATTCATCTTTATAGGACTCTCGAATTAATTCTTTGTCTTTATATGCATTATTTTTTTGATATAAATCTTCCTTTTGGTCTTCACTCATTCTCTCCCTATTGCGGTCTGCAAGTTGTCCGACTGTAATTTCGCTATCTCCTTTTCTAACTGATCCACAGACATTTTCATCTTCGTATACTCTGTGTACATCAGAAGAATCGCATTTAGGACAGTCTTTGTTACATGTATCGTATTTAGCAATACTGGAATATATTTCGTATTTTGTTCGACAGTCGTTACACTTAAAAATATAAGTTGGCATTATAATATCCCTTCAATAGTTCTCATTTCAATACTTGGATTCATATAACTGATAGCCGTGCTGATATTTGACAGAGTGTGTATTAAATATTGGCAGCGTGAAAGAGTTCTAACTTCTATAAGAAGGTCTTCTGTTGCTTTTTTCATTTTATCGAAATCTAAATTTTGCGACTGCTTATGATGCAATTCATATCCCTTGCCAGCAATAAAACCAACATGATCTGCTTTATTTTGACCTAGAGCAAACGCCCACTCTAAAAACCCGTCAAAATCAACACGCTCTACATAAGTTAGGTAATTAATACGACTACCATAACGATCTTTAAAGGCGGCTATTCCAAATTTATTGTCTGAGGCTAGGAAAATTGGTCTTTTTGTACCTGTTTCCGTATCGATTTGATCTACTTGGTCAAAATATTGTTGTAAATACACTCTCCCAGATTCAGTAAAATGACTAGGATGGCGATAATGTACCCCAATATAATTAGTATTAGGCGTTAATGATTTATAACTAGCTGTCTCTATAGAGTCAGTCAATCGAATATATTTAGAATATGTTTGATTTACAGATTGTCTCCATATTTTCAATCTATTCTTATCTTTCATTAATCTATAACTATCTTTTGGAACTCTAAATTCGCTGCCAGCTTCGTATCCTTGAGATATAGGTAAATTTTTATCTAGATTTATATGATTAGAATCTGTTTCATTATACTTAATAGGTTCAAAATAGTCAAACCAAGCATTATCTGATTTAGACCAATAAGCAAAGTGTTCATTGGTTCCGTTTACTTTTAAAAATAATTCTCTGTTATAATATGGATATACTTTAAGACCATTATGAATAGTACCGATTAAAAAATTAAAAACCGAAAAGAAACCAGCGTCTCTAGGAATAAAAATATTCATTATGTTATAGTTCCAGCATATTTAATATTAGGATTAATGAGCTTTTTACCTGCTAATTTGTTAGCAAGTGTAACATGTTCACATGTGTATTCTGGGTATCCTTCTAAATTATAAAGGAAGCTATCTCTTTCTAAGATCGAAACTAGTTCCGGCATTTTATAAATAGTTAGACCACCAAAGGCTGATTTTACCTCAAACCAAGTTTCAAAATTATATAACTTAATCCAAGATGATGATTTTCCGTATCCTTGATCGAATCTATCGTAGATATCTCGAATATTATCAGATTCGTTCAATAATCTAAGAGCAAATACATCATAATGATAGTCCATAGAACTAAAAATACTATTTGCTGAAATAGAAGACCATTCACCCTTTACTAAAAAAGATTCTAACACAGATTGATGTGGAATATTACATATTAGATCAGAATCGAATATTACTACATAATCAAAATTACAACCAGCAATAGCTAGAGAATTATTAAACAATATATTTCTCATTCTGGCAAATATCTCAAGTCTATTTGACTGATTTATAGATATATTTGGTAAGATTGTGCCAGTTGTATTAGTATACTTAGATAGATTTTCTAATAAGAAAACAGTTCCATCTATATTATTATTAGTAATATAATGAAAACTGCTATAACCAACATTTTTAGAAATATTGACTATAAAATTCTTGATATATTCATATGAATGACTACAATTATTAACCATTGATAGTAATAAAACACGTTTAGATTTTAATTCAGATAAATCTTCGTATTCTATTTCTGTATTACTACTAGTTATATTAATTATTTCTTGCATAAATTTTAAAGATTAGATAATATGTATTGTGTTTCGATCCATTTATATGTTTTTAGTAATCCATCATTTAAAGATTGTTTATAGTCCCACTTTAACTTTTCTCTAATTAGTTTATTATCTGAATTTCTTCCATTTACACCAACAGGACCATCTATGTTTTTAATAGATAGGTTTTTCCCTGATATATTTATAACCATTTGGGCTAGATTATTAATAGTAACCATTTCTTCTGAACCAATATTAACAGGTCCAATAAAATCAGAACGCATTAATCTTTGTGTGGCTTCAATACATTCGTCTATATATAAAAACGACCTTGTTTGTTGACCAGTTCCCCATACTTCAATAGTAGAATTATTTGGTGCAAGTATTACTTTACGACACATAGCAGCAGGGGCTTTTTCACGACCACCAGTAAAAGTTCCTAAAGGTCCAAAGATATTATGATATCTAGCTATTCTTACTGGTAATTTATAATTACGTAAATAAGATAAGTATAATCTTTCTGAGAATAGTTTTTCCCAACCATATTCACTATCAGGAGCCGCTGGATAAGCTGAGTCTTCTGAACACTTAGGATTTAATGGGTCTTCTTGATTGTGGGCAGGATACATACACGCAGAACTACTGTAAAACAGTCTACCAACTCCTACGTTTTTAGCAACCTCGGCTACATTTAGATTAATTGTAGCAGAATTATGCATTACACATGCATCATGCTCACCAGTAAATATATATCCAGCACCGCCCATATCTGCGGCAAATTGATAGACTTCATCAAAACCACCATATACAACAAATGATTTATACACATTTTCTACACATCTTAAATCCGCGATAATGAATTCATCGGCGTTAGATGCTGTAAAATCTGGATATTTTAAATCAACAGCTCTAACCCACCACCCTTGTTCTTTAAGGGTGTTAACCATATGGTTGCCTATAAAGCCACCCCCGCCTAATACTAACGCTTTCTTCATTGAATATATCCTTTTGGTGTTTTATTATGTGATTCTTCCCACTCTTCGATTCTATCTAGAATAGATGCAATAAACGGACTACGAACAATATCTTGTTTTGTTAGTTCACACGTTCCAACGAAAGGTAAACCGTCAAGTATTTCCATATAATCTATCAAAGCACCTTGTTTATTATATGGTAAATCGCTTTGTTTTGGATCGCCCTGTATAACGCAATAACTATGTAGACCAATTCTCGTTAAAACAAGTTTCATTTGGTCGTGAGTTAAGTTATTTGCCTCATCTATTATTATCGCGGTATTAGATAACGTCAACCCCCTCATATAAGCAAAGGGAATAATTTCAATTTTTCCTTCTGCTTTCCAGAGAGCGTATTCACCTTTAAGTGTAAATGCTTGTACAGCTTCCAGAAGAGGACGTAGGTAAGGCCCGACTTTTTCTTCGACCGAACCAGGAATCGCACCAATTTCTTCGCCGCAAGCCTCTAATATTGGCCGAGAAAGCACTATCTTATCAACTTGACCGCGACGGAGAGCCTCGATTGCTATTCCAACTGAGCAATAGCTCTTACCCGATCCTGGTGGTCCAACACACAATGTAATAGTATTCTTATTAATAGTATCAATATACTTTTGCTGCCCCTCTGTCTTGGCCTTTAATTTTTTATTATCTCTTTCATTTGCATAATTATAAACCGCTTCATCTTGTTGTTTATGATTTTCTATTGGTTTATGTTTTTTTCGAGACATTAGTTGTCTTTCTATGCTTCGCAGGACTTACAGTTAGTTATTTGTTGTGTTAATTGTTGTGCTGCATTAATACTAAATTGATAATATAAAGATTTTACACCTAATTCCCATGCTTTAATAAGCAATTGATTTAATTCTTTTACAGGAAGTCTAGGATCAATCATTAAATTTAACGATTGTCCTTGATCAATATATTTTTGACGTTGTGAATTTTGAATAATAGTCTCTAATGGAGAAATCTCCATAAAAGTTTTGAATGTATCTTTTTCAAGTTGATTTAAGAAGTCCAAATGTTGAACGCTGCCATTGTTTTTTAATATACTATCCCAGATTTCTTTTGTATTTTTATTTTTATTATTAAGCAGCTTAATCAATTCTGGATTTTTAATAGTAAACTTGCCTTTTTGTAGGTCTTTAACATAATAATTAGAACGATGTGGTTCTGTAGTCTCAGACATTTGCCCTAATATAAATGCAGATGATTTAGTAGGTGCAATGGCCGTTAGAGTAGAATTTCTTCTGCCATAACCTTTTAATAAAGGCGGCTCTCCATATAATTGTGCAAGTTTCTTAGAGGCTTGCCATGCTTGTTCTTGAATAGACTGAGCTATTTTAACATTTTCATATTTAGCATCCATACTTTCAAATGGAATCATTTTTGATTGTAAATAACTATGCCAACCAATCCAGCCAATACCTAATGCTCTATGATTTCTAGCGAACTTATTAGCACGCTCCATATGTTTAATATTTTTTGTTTTCTCAATAAATTCAGTCATTACCGCATCTAATAAAAAGGTTAAAACCTCTACAGCATCAGTATTTTTCCATTCATCATAATATAAAATATTCATACTTGCTAAATCGCATACAAATGATTCATCTATTGTGTCAGGTAAAAAAATCTCGGTACACAAATTTGAGTGCGTTATTTTAAGATTTTTATCTTTATATACATCTACAGTATTTTTATTTACATTATCTATAAAAATAATATAAGGTAGACCAGTATGAGTTCGTGTATTTAGAACCTCTGCCCAAATTGTACGATTATCAACATTACCACCAATCATATCCTGCATAAATTTATCTGTGATTGTTACACCAGTTAATATTTCTTGTAGAGGATTACCTTCTTTTCTAATCTGTAAGAATTCTTTTATGTCTTTGTGTTCTATAGGTAGATATGCAGCAAAACTACCACGCCGAGTTGATCCTTGTGAAACAACTCTGATCAATGTGTCAAATAATGACATGAAATGAACAGAACCAAAACTTTCACCATTATTAGTGATAGGACTACCTCTATGCCTTAAATCACCAAAAAAACCAGAAGTTCCACCCCCTAATTTGCTCATCATACCGACTTCTGCATGTGTGTCTAAAATAGACTGCATACTATCTTCAATATATGAGCCAAAACAGCTTATAGGACAACCTCTTTCTGAGCCAAAATTAGACCAGATTGGCGTACTTAGAGAAAACCAACCATTTTGAATGTATTTTTTAAGTTTAGAAGCATAACCATCTATATTTAGAATTTTTTCAGCACGATTGCATATTTGATTAACTCTATCATCTACCGTCTGTCCAGGTAATAAATAGTCTCGCTCTAAAAATTGTTGTGAAAATTCATTCAACCATCTGTATTCAGACATATATTTCCTTAGAATAAGTCGTTCGCAGTAATAGCTTGTGATTTTTTAAAGTAAGATGTGGGTTTTTTATGAAAGAAATCGGTATTCATTTGTGCATTAATTTCTTCATCAAACCATTGTATTTGTTCTAATTTATTTTGATCTAACTCAAATAAAGTAGGACAGCCTATAAGCTCTAAACTGTAATTAAAGCGGCTTTTTAAGAATTCTAGTACAATTTCTTTAGGTAAAAAAGATAATTCACCCTGCTCAAAAATCCAATCAATTATTTTAACTTCTGCATCATATGCCTTTTTACACGATCTTTGTATTTTACTATAGAAGTCTTGATTAAACCAATCGGGAAATTCTTGTTTTAAATACTGTATAACCTCAACGCCGAATAAAGCATGAATTGTTTCTTCTTGTTGTGTTGCCTGAATTACATTATCTATATCTTTAAATATATTAAGATACTTATTAAAACTTTTTATAATTAAAAATTGGCTAAATAGACTAACATTTTCAATAAATAAAGAAAATAAAGATAAGGTTAAAGTATAATTTTCATTAGTATTATCAGCCGCACCTTTTAAATATTTAGTTAGATAGTCAACTCGGCCTTGTATAACATCGTTCTGTAGAAGCATAGAAAAATCATCATTAAGCCCTAAGACTTCTAAAAGATGAGAATAAGCATCAGCGTGCCTAATTTCGCTTTCTCCAAAAGTAATTCCAACTTGATCAAATTCTGCTTTAGGAAATCTATCACCTAATTTAGACCAAAATTTCTTAACAGAAACTTCTATTTGAGATATAGCTAATAATGTATTCTTAACAATATGTCTTTCGTGTGGACTTAGTTTTACATGAAAATCATTTACATCTGCTATAAAATTAAACTCGCTAACTAACCAATAACTATGATTAATAGCGTCTTTGTATTTAATAATGTCTGGATACTCGAACGGTTTAAAAGATATACGTTTGTCAAAAAGTCCCATGTTGTATTCCTTTTTAGCTACTACCTAATACACCGCTCATAATTAAAATAATTTGTAATACTCTAGATCGAAAAATTCTAAAAACTTATGATAACCTTCATCTCGTAGAAAAGGTAGATATTCTATAGTGTTGTACTTTTTTAAATCTAAAAATTCATCAACAGATATAGCCCAACTATGAATAGTATAATCTTGAGTATCATTATATTCATCAATAAAAATATAACTGTCTGTATCTTTATATTCAGATAAATCTAAATACATTAAGAAATGGTAAATCTCTTCTTTTGTGTCTAGAATTGTATTTTCGTATTTTTCTACTATACTAGATTTATTTAATATGTTTACTTTATACATTCAAAAACTCCACAGGATAATAATCAACTATTACACCAGCGTCGGCAAATTGTTCGCGACCGCAATTGAAAGACTCCAACCAGCGATCAGGAATACCATCTAAACTCACTACTCTATCTATATCAACTTGTAATAGTTTTGCTGCACAAGTTCCGCATGGAATAAAAGGGTAAGTATAAAGTGTACAATGTTTTAGGCGATTTTTTTCAGCAAATAATAGCAGGTTTTCTTCTGCATGTATCATCTGCATTAATTTACGATTTCTGTTTTGATAATCTTCTGGTCTATCTAAATTCTTTTTAGAAAATCCATTATATCCAGTAGCAATGATACCATGTTCTTTATCTACAGCAACAGCACCAACTTGTGTAGATGGATCATGTGACCAAGAAGCTATTTCTCTGGCTAATCTTAAAAATCGCAAGTCCCACTTAACAGAATAAGTCTCATGAAAAAAATCACCTGTTTCATATTTTACCCAACCTGGAAATTGAGCAGGTAATATACAGCCGCCAACTTCTTCTTTGTCTACATAAGTATATCTAACAGGAGTCATTACGACAACCATTCTATGGGATAAGAATAAAGGAACTGTAATCTAGGATCATCTATATGTTTGCCCTCATTAATCTCCGTCAGGTAATCAAATAGCTGTTGCCAAGCTCCGAACATGAAACGATGCTTGATAAAACCATAATACCAGATGCTAATTTTAGCCTTGTCTGTACCTTCAACTAATAAAACTAGTTTTTTCCCAAGATTAGCATTAATAATTTCATGTGGGACACCACAACTAGCTACTCCTTTTGGCACATAAGCAATAACTAAGTCGGCCCAATTTACAGCGTTTAAATCTTTAGCTAAAAAATCTTTGGCTATTTTAGCAACGCCATCGAAATCCCGCTGTTCTTTATATTGGTTAAGCAGGCTGATATTTGTTTGTTTCGGGTCGTTGTAAGGATCAAAAACCTTTAACCGAAATTCTTCTTCTAATACGGTTATTACACTTTTTCGCTGCTCATTCCAATTTAATGCAGGAGAAATATGCTCCATCGGTGAAGATAAATAAACCCGCTTTCCACTAAGGATTAAATCCACCTGTGTATATTTCCTTTCTAGTTACTTCATCTGTCTGATATACAGACCAATTTCGTATGTCTTCCATTGCTTGGTGAGACATATATAACTCAGTTAATATAGAATACTTAACAGGAACAATGGCCGGTAATAATTTAACAGGAACCGTATCAACTACCGGAAGAGGAGCAACTGTAGTTCCAGCTATGGCAGCTAGATAACCTAAAAAACCACGCCTATTCATTATTAAAGCCCCTTTAAACATGTACTTATGCTAGTACAATATATAGTATATATCATGTTTTTGTACTGTTCGTCTATAAAACTAGTTTGTTTCATTTTTAGATATAGTCGCAATATAATTCAACGTAGAAGACTTAGCTATTTCCCCAGGTGTAACCAACTCGTCCATTTTACATCGAACTAAATCGACGTAGTGTTTATTATAACAGTATGCTACCGCCGAAGAACAGATTGGATATATTATTTTATCTGCCAATTCGTCTGAGAATTCGTTTTTATAAGGGAAAAATATTCGATAGGTCTTGCGGGAAAAAATCTGCCAAATTCTTTTCCAGCCATACGGAATACCAGTTAGGCAGCGAAACTCATTAGTAATCTTTTTACCTTTGAAAAAAACTCTTTCTTCCGTTCTCGTTCTTGTCGAACAATCGAAGTGAGTAATAATACTATATCTATGAGGCGTGAAAATGTCAAGCTCCCCTGGGTAATTTTTTACGTAATTTTGCAAATTAATCGCCCGACTCCCAACCCATTCGCGAAACTCCACGCATTCAAGTACAGAATCACTCCAAGAGGCTAACCCAACGTGGCTGTATGGACTGTCGGTAACTGAGCTAACCAGCGTAGAAAGAGGTCCAGTGTGTCTAAAGAGAAGAATATCTCCCTCGCTAATTATTCTTTCGGCTTGTTCATAGCTTACGTAGCACTTTGACATGATAATCTCCTTAGTCCGCCAATATATCCTAGAAATTTACCTTGTTCGACTAAGGGCTTTGCATAACACGATACTGAGATTTGTTCGTTTGTTTTTCTATTTATTATATTGTATTCCATAATAAAAGGTCTTTTTTGTGCTATACATGCAGACCATTCATTATATACTCTATCTCGATCCTTTTCATCTAGTAAATTAATCCAGCCGTTTCCTGTAACGTCTTGTTCGGTAGAACCTGTGATTTCGTAATACTTAGGGCTGGCATGTACACATTCTCCTTCTGAATTAGCTTCAAATAGGCCGATGCCATCGTTGCCTACATAGCCTAAAAAGTCAAAAAAAGCCCCTTGTTTAGCACAGCTATAAGTAACCAAATGTTTGATATTCCGAATTTCATTGTCTATTCTATTGATTGAATCTTTTAATGTAGAGCCACCATTTGGTTGTAGTTCTTTTTTTAAGAAAATTACAGTTTGAACAGTGTCGTTAATACCTGTGAAAAAACTATAAACTCTTTTTCCAGCCTGCCAGCACCATAATCCCGCTGGCCATAATATAAACCTAACTCCTGCTATTAAAAAAATAAGAAAGCTAACTACGTGATAAAACCATGAAGCCGCATGATTTTGACTTAAATAATCAAAGATGAATTGCAGCATGGTGTCCATAGAAAGTCCCGATATAAAAAAAGGGGCTAACAGTGTTAACCCCTTAGAAATTAACTATAAAACAAGATTACGAAGTCTTAGCACTGTAATCGTCGGTAATTGCACCTTGGGAGAGTCCATAGACAAGTTCACCTGGAGCAGTACGGGTACTTCTTGCTTCGGAATCTGTACCGATAGCTGCCGAGCTAGTATTCTTAGTAAAGGAAAATGTTGGCATTCCTTCGGCATCTGAGGTCCAAGTTAACGAATGTAAAAAGGTTTGAGCAAACGATTCAGCATAATTAATAGAGCGTCGGTTGCTATGTTCACTAGAACCAGATAACAATGCGGTATTTGCAGAACCAGCCAATTCGGTTGTAACTCGTTTTACAACATATTTACCTTTGGTCATTAAGGCGAAATTACCACCACTAATAGCTGCATGTAAATTATCCATGCTACTAGTTAATACTGGCGTGCCTAGTTGGGCAGTTTCAGAAACGCCGCGAGTTGACATACGGGAACCAACGATGGTCCCCCCATATATTGTCATACCTCCATCCTGCACCTGGGCTGATCCTGTTATAAAATGTGTAGCCATTATATTATTCCTTTTGGTTAGTTATTAAAGTAGTGTCGTCTGTAATATTATACACCGATTTCAATATATCTTCAATAGATTCATATGGCTTTTGGCCTAAAATACCGTCAGCAAAACCATAATGAACCACTTCTTCGGCCTCTAAATACCAGTCACCCTTCTTCATAAGCTGTTTTTTAAGGTGATTTTTGATAGATCGATCATTTTTACCTTTGAAAAACAACCCGTTCATACAACGCGACAAATAAATATCATAGAATTTATTAATGGTTAGCCTATGTGATTTAACGGCGGAACTAGCTATTTTAGGTTCCGACTCACTGATACATATTTGACCTTCGTGTATTAAAAAGTATGTATTTTCAGTAATAAGTCTTAGATTAGCAGCCTGCATAATGATCGTTAGCATAGAACATACTTCACCTATACCAACAAATATTACCGGAGATTTGGTTAATTTTATAGCATCATACATACCAAATCCATATTCTACGTCCCCTCCAGCAGAACCAGCATAGAATATAATAGGATCGTGATTTATTGAATCTAAAAATTTTAAATTCTTAATAAATCGATACATAGACTGAAAGTTGATTGAGTTTTCCGTATCTTTTTCAGTCGATAAATAGATAGAGCGACTAGAAATATCCAGTCCGTGTTCCTGAATTTCGTGTATATCGGGATCATACATAAGAAGTCCTCCCGATATTAATACACTATTCAGTTTTATTTTGGCGGCTTTCTAGATATTTTTTGATAGAATCTTGTATTTTGATGCGGGTTGGTTTAAAATCAAAAGCCTTGCCAATTGCAATCCTAAACCTATATCTACTAAAGACATGGGCCGCTTCTACGCCTTGGGTTTTACAAACAATATTAAAAACATTGCGGCTAATATTAAAATTAGTGTGACACATCCAAAAATTAAAAAGTTTGAACATATCTGTATGTTCTGTAATTGGAAGTACACCTAATGGAGTATAAATCATACCGCCAACCATTTCATGGTCTTCGCTGTCGGCGGATATTTCCTCTTCTGGTAATTCTGGTAATGCTTCATCTAGATTGTCTGCACTTAATAATATAGTTTGTCCATAGTCTTTTTTAAATAAAAAAGGATTTTTACAATGTTGCCATATAAACTTATATTCTTTATTCATGAGATGTATCTCCTGGTAGTGGCGGGGCATATGGTAGGTCATCTGGTCTTACCATTGGTTCTTCTTCGTCTTCCTCATTGTAGTTTCCTTGATTCTCAAAGGAGAACAAAGCTGTGTGTATCTCTGTCTCTTCCTCTTTCCATGTTTTAAAGACGGTTTCGCTAAACTCTTTATATTGATCGTGGCTAAATAACTTTTGAATTGATTTTAAGAATACATCATTATACATTCCACAACTCAACATTGCTATCATAGTACCAATTTGTTCTGCATCATCTTGTGAAAAATTATCACTAATAAACGCAACATCGGCATCATCGTTATGATTGATTGTTATCACTATTTGCGGCTTCATGTAACTTCCTCTCTATTTTAGATATTTTTTGTGCAACACGCTGTTTACTAATTTTATAGGACTCGGCTATTTCGCGATAGCTTTGATTTTTATAACATCGGCGATATAATAAGTCTTTTTCGGTATCATTTAGTGTTTTATCAATCAACTCTTCGGCGGCTACTATTTCTTCCGATAAATCGCGATAACCAATATCTAACTTCACTTCTTCTGAGTTTTTAACCTGATTTAAACTAATGGTTTTATTTTTCTTATTATGTGTGGTTTTATAAAAATTTCGTATAGCAGTAATAGCAACCACATTTCGCCATGTTTTATAACCTGTATTGTATTTGTCATCATAAGACATATCAGCCTTAATATTAGCGGCTATAACTTTATTGATTAGGTCTATACCCATCATATGTCTAGGATAATAAGGCTTCCAAAAATATTTTATTTGTTTAATTGAAATTAACTCATATTCAGAAAGAGATGTTTGCGGTGGAGTCATCAATGTCTACCAATTCTGTAATAAGGAAATGTGATTTAGCAATATTATACATATGAGTAGAACCTTTAGATCGAGCACCTCCTAATCTAAATACTATACAATGAGTGGCTTTTTCTGCCATTTGAACATTTCTACGATAACCGGCACTACGACCAAATTTGGACCAATTAGCAGGAAAACGTAGAATAGAATAGCCTTTTTCTTCTGCGAATTTTTCACCTAGTTTGTCTGCACCGCTTGCCGTTCCAGATACTATTATAACCTGTTCGTCGGGTTTTGTCAAGTTGGCGGCTATAAATTTATCACAGCGGCTTTTTAGTAGATTATAGTCGGTAAAATCGCGGGAACCTGCTATAATTAGTTTCATTAATTTAAGTAACTTTCGTTATATGTTTTTTCACTAAGATCAAAAAAGTCACCTTCTTTATAATGATCCAAACCGTTGCGTTTTACGTAACGAACATAGGGTTGTCTATAGCCAGGATATTGATTGTGTTCTAGTATATTGTTAAATAAACATTTATCTATAAAGAACTTATTTTTATCTATAATACGATAGCGACTAAAACAACCAGGACAAATTAGTTCCGTTCTAGTAATTATAGTTTCTTCGTTTAAATAATCACTTTTAGTTGCTTCTAATAATATCCAGTCTTCTAGACTATTAAAAACTTTACAATCATAACATTGGATACTGAGCTTCTGGATATATTGATATTTATCCTTAGCGAGCTTAGTAATATAGCCGCGATACTTATCAATTTTTTTGTCTATTTTATCAATGTCGGATCGGCTCATATAGCTACCTCAAATTTAATAGGATCAAGATGCCGATAATCATTTAATTTATAGTCTTTATGTGTCCAATATACATTCAACCAATCTTTACTTAAAGCCAGAGGATAATCATTAGTTATTTCTAATTTAGGTAAATAATATGGTATTTCATATTTTCGACGTAATATTTCTTGTACTCCATCTAGGTGATTTTCATAAATATGTGTATCACAAAGATAGCCGGTTAGAACACCAGGAGTAAAACCAGAAAACTTACACAAAATAAGTAATAATGCCGCGTAAGACGTAATATTTGCTGGAATTCCTAATATAAAATCACACGATCTTTGCAGCCACCACAAATTCAAAGTGCCATTAATATGAATTACTCCCCAGGTCATATGACAAGGTGGCAACGCCATTAGGTGTAATTGAGTGGGATTCCAGGCAGAACAAATCATTCGACGATCATTCGGGTTTTCCTTTAGAGACTTACAGATAGTAAATAATTGATCGCGATTGTCGCATATAGATTTTCTATAATTTTCAAAATCATAACCAAAATTTCTCCATTGGAAACCATAGATTGGACCAAGATCATCTACTTCTTTGGCGACCTCTTTTTGTGTTTGATATGGTAAATCTGGATCATGTTCACGTTTTTTATATTCATAGAATGTAGCCTCTGGATTTGCCCAATGATCCCAATATTTACAGCCGCGTTGTTGATACCATTCTTTGGATGTAATTCCATTGAGGAATCCTTCCAATTCAACGAGAGTGCTTCGTATAGCTAACTTTCGATGAGTCATTAAAGGAAAACCTGATGACATATCATGTTGTATCATAGTATTCGCTATAGTCTTACAACGAATTCCAGTTCGATTTTCTTTCCAGGTTCCATGATCTAAAATCTGCTGTAATAAATTTAAGTATTGGTGTTCGATATGCATAATTTATACTTCTTTCCTTTATATACCCGAAAACACAAATACAATAGGATAAGTAACACCGGACGCTAACATATAAGGAATAGTCACATAAACCTTATTATTCATTTGATCTGCATAAATACCACTCTTGGTCGTTGCTACTTCTGGAACAACTGTTTTAAGACTGATTACAGACTTTGGTTGAATGTTTTCTGGTTGTAAAACGCCATACTTAACCTTTACAAGGTCTTCGGTATTATATACATAAACAGCATATTCATAGAATTCATTATGATAACCTTTTGTAGCCATACGCTTATCATTATATGACTTGCCGTTATATGTAAACTGCGGATTACCGTACCAGCCGAATCCAGTGCCTTTCAAGCCAATAAAATATACATTGTCACCCAAAGCACATGCTCCGGTTATTTGACTTTGACAACATACTGTATATCCATCAATCTCAAGTGTTGGTGGGACGGATGATAGATCAGGTACTTTTTCCTTCAAGGTAACATTACCAGCCGCGTCTATACATTCATAAAAATGCTTAGTGGGGCCAAGTCTATGGCTAAGTTGCATATTATCTTGAACAACATCAAATGTCCACAAGACAGGCTGTTGAATACCGTTGCCGGTTCTATTATTACCGCAACCAAAACGACCAGTATATTTTCTATGTTCAATTGGAAACTCAAATACATAGCCGCCAGTATAGATAGGATCAATGCTAGAACTATATCCAACTCCATCAACCCACAAAAATGGCCATTTATAGTTGCCTACGTTATAGAAGCGGTTTACACTAGTGCCTAATTTATTATTGAGTAAGAAAAAAGAAGTAATCTCAATAGAAGTAGCAGGAATAAAATCATCAACTTTATCCAGCGGCACACTAGGAGTCCAATCTGTCGAACGCTCTACCTTTGGGGCGTTTAGCGTCGATACCTTAGAAAGTGGGTTATAAACCGGCAAGTTTTGAGATAGCTCGCTAGGAATTAAAAAGCCCGCATTATATTGGTTAGTGCGGTTTCCCGCAAAATAATAACCGTCTTTTACATAACCACACCCCCAATTCCAACCAACCTTAGTAGGTAAATTACGATCTGTACTCTTATCAGTTAATTGAAAGCAGCCATCATACTTTAATCCTGGGATTTCAGGTACTTGGGCTGCTAAATCTGCGGTAAACAATACTAATAGCATTAAAATGGCGGCTAAAATATTATTCTTCATTAATATACTCCTCGAATTTTTCAAACAAAAAAAGGTCTTTAAACGGATAGGCTATAAGTTTACTAGGGATTAAATCATCATAAGACATACTAGGGTAAAGATTTAAAGGAAAAATAGTCCTAAACTCTTCCTTTGTACACGGTTTTCTTTCTTGGTCGAAAAGAATAATACATACAATTTCTTCTGCCCAATTTGGATATTTAACAGTCCACAACTTAGGCATATAGTCCCCGCTATACGCGGAATATACCGTACCATGAATAATACCAACTATCATTCCAACACCTGGAAAACCAATCGTTTTCGGGACAACTTTGTCACCAATTGTAAAAGATTGGATTTCTGGACTACTCACTTTGAGTTACCTTATTAGTGAACATTGATATTCCCTTCATTATCTACTGTTAGGTCTGTAAATCCCAATTCTCTCTTACAAATAAATCTTGTACCATCAATAGTTATATCAAAGTTATGGTGGTAATGAGCGAAATGCCATAATTTAGGTTTGTGTATTTCAAACATACATTCTAGAGCCTCACTTGTTCTAGTAGTAAATGTATGAGGGTCGTAACCGAAATCTTTAAGAATATTAGGATTACCTATAATATTAGCTATACTACGTGGAGCTTCGTGTGTAAGGACTACCTGCGGCTTAATAGACGAATATAATTCTACTGCTTTTTCTAGCTGCGAAACCGATAGTTCTTCCTCTGGAAACCAAGTTTGAGGCCATTTACCGGAAAAATAGTATTTCTCTCGGATTTTCCAATCAATAGAGAAAGCACCACAGACATTAAAGAAGTTGAAGTTCCCTAGTGTATGATAGCCGTAGTCTGGAAGGAAATGATTATACTGCTTATAATTGATATGATGGTCGTGATTGCCTCTTAAGACTCTTAGGTAGTCACTTGGAATAGAATTTAAAAATGAGTAATCATACCCCATGTCGCCAAGCTGTATGACATAATCCGCCTGATTAGAATCTAAAAGAGGAAGAAGACGGTCGTATTTACCGTGGCAATCAGAAACTAAACGAATTTTAGTCATCTTTATTTATTCCAGTATTCATTTATAAAATCCTGCTAAGTTAAAAATTCTCATAAGAATCATATTTGTGAAATAAATGCATCAACCTGATACATTCTCTTTTAAGTTCGTCTCTACAGATTTCTAGTGTAAAATAATCTGTAGCTTGCATAACTCTAAATCTTTGGACTATAATATTATATAATTCCTTACCATCTTCATCTGCTCTATGTTTGTTATAATCTGGTCCATAAACAGGCATATTTTATCTTTCTAAGAAGAAAACATCATCTTTATCATTTCTTATTAATCCTTCGTCTTGATAATAAGCTATAATATCTTCAATCGATGTATTATTGTCCTTAAAATATTTTTCACATATCCTTATATAATTTATATAAGAAATACAATATGGAATATCTCTATTTGTTTTAAAACTTAATGGTAGATATTGAGTTGATTGATCTGCGTTCATATATAACTCTAGGGGTCATAGGGGAGAATCCCCTATTAGTAAATAGTTGGTTTATCCGCCTGAATATTAATTTCGACTTCAACTAACGATAGTGGACTTAGTTGTGGTGGGAATAACTTACCTGTAGCTAATTCTAAAGCATAATCTTGGTGTCCACCTTCGGTTTTCATATAAACCGCACCTTTAGAGCGAGAAGTGGCAACCTTATAACAATCACCATAAGACAATTGATCAAAATTTAAAGTTTGTGGTGTGTTTTGGTTGTTCCAGTTAATTTTAGCGGGCATGATCTTTCCTTTGTAAAAATTGTGAATTTGGTTCTCTGTGTTATTATAACCTGGAAAACAGAAAAGTCAAGACCTCAAACGTCGGTGAGCTTGATTTTTTACTGTGTTATAGTGTAACAAGCTATTTAATCGACATTTATAGAGTAAAGTAAAAATAAGTAGCGTTCGATGAAAAAGATGAGCCAAGTAATTGGCACAAAAAATGAAAAATATAAAAATTCAACAAAGCCACTCATCCAACCATATTTTTGTGGTGCAAAGACTACATTGCAACCAAGTGCAATTGTAATAATTATCGCAATACATAAATCTATATACATGATGCTTTATCCCTTTGGATCAATTTTACCGGCTTTTTTAAATACAGAACGCTTGAAATCATCACATAATAAATGTAATGTTTCGATTGATAAGTCCTTTAGTGGAACAATGGGAGATTTCTGGAAAGGTCTATTTCCACTATTAGCATTATCAACATCTAAAATAACACTATCTGGAACTGGAAATGGCTTAACATTATATATAATTCTTGGTGTTTTAGGTTCCACTACTTCCCCAACCTTTCGTACCGCGATTTGTTTCATCTAATTCCGACACTTCAACTATAGCAATATCTGGTATAGGTAGAACAATAAATTGTACTATACGGTCGCCAGCATTAATTTTTACCGGAGTGTCTCCATGATTAATTAATACTACGCCCCATTCCCCGCGATATGTGGCAGAATCTATAGTTCCTGCCATAAAATCTACCCCTTTTTTAGCGGCCAATCCTGATCTACCAGTATATTGACAGAAATAGCCCCTTGGACTTGAAATTACTAGGCCGGTTTTAAATACCTTGCGTTCGCCAGGAGCGAGTATATAACTTAAACAGTCATCGTCTGGTTTTTTAGTAAAGGTTTCATCTGCCACACAGGATAAATCAAAAGCGGCATCATCTAAGTTGTTCTTTGTAGGAATTTTAGTGTCTGGATGTATCTTTTTACACATTAAAAGAATTTTTGGCGGAAAGTATAATGTTTGAACGTAATCCTGCAAATTTATAGTTCCATCTTTTTTTTGGATAGAGTCATATTCATATATACCAGTTTTTTCTAATGGTTGTACCACCGCTCCAAAATCGCTAGTTTTACTAGGCATCACATATGTAGAAGAGACTGTCATTGGAAATATATCATCGTTTTTATTAGGTATGTTTGATTCTACTAATTTACCAGTTACATATGGTGGTAATTTACCAACTGTAAATTCATCGTCTTTATTTAGGTTTCCCATTCTTTTATTTCCTTATTCTAGATACTCTATAGGTGGTAATGATTCTGATAATCTCTTCATAAACTCTGTTAATGATTCATTCTCATAAGCATCTAGAGGCTTTCTATTATGTTCTTCGGGATAATAATTTAGCCATCTAAATTTTTTACCATCTGGGTCACTAATAGCACAAATTTCAGGATCAAAATCTTTAGTATGGAAATTAATATTCATACCATCCCCATCTGGTTGCTCAATTTTATAATGTCTTTTAATAGCTGATCTTGATAATGGATAAGGCTTACGATTTTCTCTATATTGATGAGTAGATAGGTATAAATTACCATCTTTACATTTTACAACAAGATATACTTCTGGCCATGTACAACCATTACACCATTCAATTACATAAAGGCCGGTAGAAGTTGGATTTCCATTAGTCCACATAAATTTATTCCTATAGGTCTATACTATCTTCATGCCTGCTCGCGAAGTAATTTCGCACATCATATTGTAATTGTGGTTTATTTCCACTCCATTGATATAATCCTTGCCAGTCTAATTTTATATCAAACTCTGGATCATATTGATTGTCCACTAATATTTTCCAGCGTTCTCCATATCTTCGATCTTTTCTAGCTCCATGCCATTGATGTAAAATCAACCCAGGTACTATACCAATATTTCTACGAATTAAATTTTCACATCTGTTTTGCCACATTAATAATTGTTCTTTATAACCATTACTAATACCTTGTGGTAATTTAGTTTCACCTAATCCTATTAATGAAGCAAGCATATGGAGATCAGAACTCCCCAAAATAGGGGTGTCTAATAAGCCGCCAACTGCATTAAATGCCTCTTTTGTCCAAAATAGGCCGAATCCTGGGTGTGGCAACTTACCATATTCAAGCTGTGAGTCTAATGTGTTGTTTAAATAAGCAGAGAAAAAAGATTCTCTTGTTGTGCCTATTACTTCATAACTTGGACTCAAATTAATAGACTGACTAAAAGGCTGCACAAAAGAATAATGTTGTAGCCGCTGAACAATCTCGGTATTCCAGTCTGGTCTGCTGAAAACTAAATCACTGTCAAGATAACCGGCATACTTCCACCCTTGCGGCAATCTATTTACCGCTAGGTTAATCATTCTTTCTTTGTGCCACAATTCAGTAGAGGTTCTAAGTTGTATATCGTCTTTGTCGTCTGGAGAAGTAACTTCCCACGGCCTATCTCCAAAAGCCGCCTCAATAGTAATCAGGCGAACATTGTCGTGTTTTTTAATATAAGTCTCGAAGTCTTTATAGAGCTTGTATCGAGATTTATATCTCCAAGAATTAAAAATTGGGGTAATTATATAAAGCGTATCATCCATAAGCAACTTCCAATGCTTTTAAAATATGCTGACAAGTATTATACCATGTATATTGTTCTGTAAATTGGCTGTAATCAACATCTAATTTAGTACCATGATATAGGTTTTTAAGTGCCCTAGCCGCGTCTAGGCAGACTTCTTCATCAAGTGTTGCCCAATTACCATGACCATGAAACCAAACCCCATCATTGGCCGGTTCGGTAAACTTAACTGGTATTCTATAAAAATAGTCGTTATACTCAGTGTGAGCAGAGTAATTTGTTATTATACATGGCTTATTCATAGAGATCATTTCGGCTGATTCTAGTCCCCAACCCTCTGCACGCGAACAGAATAGCCCGCAGTTTGTTTGGCTCATTATCTCCGCTAAATCTTTTTGAGTTTGAACTCGCGGTAAAACCTTTGTCTTATACCACAATTTATTTACTGCCGGATTTAAAATTTCTCGTTTAATAGCCGCCTGATAATCACTATCAGACATAAACATATTATGACAAGATAGCCAAAATTCCACATTGTCTTTACCGCTAAAAGCATAATTAAAAGCCCTAAGAGCCACATCAATCCCTTTGCGTTTCTCTAGTTTGCCCGCAAAATATACTATGAATTTTTCCTGCGAATCTCTGTAAGTGTTGCGTGGAGAAGGCTTTACGGCTGGATTAAAAATCGTATAGTTGACACCTAAAGGAGCCTTGGTCGAATTATTATAGCCTCTGGATTTAAGAATATCAACTCCCCATTGAGAAGGTGTAATTATTACATCTTGAGAAGATAGACAGACTTTTTCTCTAGTTGTAAAATTATCTAGCTCGAATACTGTAAACAGAGCACGTTTAGCAGTTGTATGACCGATAGATGTGGCAGGTTGATTTATTACTAGACTAATAGCGGATTTATCATACTCTTTATTCCAAAGTAGTAAATTCTGTATTGTTTCTGCTTGTTCTTTATTATCCAGACCCTCTATATTACCAACCGGCACATAAGATAAGTCAACTGATGGAATTTTAGACATTGCTAGAACAATTTCCTTGTTCATAATGCCAATGCCGGTATTGTTAATTGGGGCCGTTATAATAATTTTCATACTTAAACGCTGTAGAACTTATTTTTGTGGTATGTGAATTGGACAGTTGAATTTAGCCGACATATTATCAGAAAGATGTAATATCCATGCTAATTTATTACGTGGCTCTACTGGCGAACCCCATTCTTTACAACCATGATGAGATAGTATTAAATGAGAAACCTCATCGGTTACTTCTTCGGATAAACTAAGTTCTGTAGCCACCCTGTTCCACTCTAGATATGATCGAGGAACATGATGAATTTCTTTTTTATGGTTTGTATTTTCCCAATTTAAACCACCATCTTTTGGCCCATAATCCCAAATCTTACCAACGTCATGATATAGAGCACCAAGAACAAGTATTTTTAGATCGTGAAAATTATTAATTGGTTCGTCTGAAGTTAAATACCCATAATTTTGAATACATAGTTCTAGAACCTCTCTAGTATGTTGTAATAAGCCACCTTTTCCATAATGATGAGAATTATAGGAACCAGAGCCGGTCCAAATTTCAAACTGTGGATAATTTCTAAATAATGTGTCCGCTAAAACTTTAATAGCATAAGTTGGATCAATATTAGAAATTGCTTCGTAAATTCGTTCTTTGTTTTTATCAATATTTGACTTATAATCCACTTTATTCTCCTTTAATTTAAAACAGAGCGTCTATTCAGATTTGAACTGAAACTTTTAGTTTGGAAGACTAACATGCTGCCGTTGAACACTATAGACGCTTAGTTGCGAATTGTAGAATCGAACTACATTTTTGGTGCTTATGAGACACCTTGGATGACCACACCCTCCACTCGCAGTATTAAGTGAAGTTTTTACTGAACATCACCACAAACAGGTCATTTTTGAGGAATGATCTAACCTCCATTGACCAGCCCATTATTTCCATTGGTGCGACTAGTCATAATACACCTAGAGGGATAGCTGGTACTGTAAACAGACATTCGGAATCGAACCGATCTTACGCCTTATTAATGGCGTTGTGCTACCATTAACACTAAAGTCCTACCGTCCACTTTTAAAGTCTTATTTACGGAGTTTTAGACTACCAGCTTTTTGTCCCTGGTGGACTCCATGAGTTTTACAACGATGGAATGACGTTGTTACTAGTAAATTACTTTGTTTTCTCTTCTAGTATTTTAACACGTTCTTCGAGATTGTCAAGTCTTTCGGGAACAGTTAAGGCCGACTCTAGAATATAGACAATATCTAAACGATCTGCGTTCGATACACCAATAGCACCAAGAATAGCCGCAACAATATATAGCTTATTTTTATGCTTATCCCACCAAGCTCGTAGTTGTGTACTATTAGCCTTTTTGGGTTTTTTGGGTTTTTTTGTGGGCTGTTCTGGATTATCTACTGGTGTTTCATCCATATAATTTTTAAACCGAAAAATAAAGATCAGGAGTTTAATTAACTGAGTCATAGTCTTGCTTCTCAGCAGGACCACCTATAAACTTGAGGTCTTCTACATATAATACGTTTTTCGATAACTTTTTACCGTCGTCTTCTTCAAACGACTTAGTTTCTAAGTGGCCTGTAACTTGAATTTTCTTACCTTTATAGCCTTCTTTGACCAGCAACTCAGCAGTAGTCCCGTAAAGCCGAATTTCCTGAAACAATACAGCAGGTTTCGGGCCTTTGTTCCAATTACTTGCGATTTGTGCATTGCAAAATGGTGTGTTACCAGGAGTATAACTCAATTTAGGGTCGTGAGTTAAATTACCCATAATAACATTAATATTAACATCAGACATTGCCATAATAATTCAATCTCTACTTTCTATTGGTGTAAAACATAGTTTAGTATTGTACTAACGCGATCTGTGTCTATTGGCAGGGAAATAAATTTAATATCTTCCATAACCAACAAACGTAAAATTTCTGAATCTATATCTCGTTGGCTATGCTCAGACAGCCGCCCTTCTTGTTTATAAGGTGTATAGCTTCCTTGTAAATAGAAGTTTAAGTTATTAAACGAGTTATAAATATCTATTACCGAACGCTGGAAACTAGTTGGCCATACATCAGTACCATACACCGCAGACAACAACAAGCTGCCATCTACTACTATATAGTCCACTTTATCATATAAAAGCCAGATTTTTTCCAACATTCGCCCAAAAACAGCCGGTTGACACGACAAATCATGCAGCCGACCAGAATAAACTAGCTCTTTTGGATACTCGGAGACATGTTCTACATGTAAGTGTAATTTCTTCATTTCACCGACAATAGAGTGGGATAATGACGATTTACCCTTACACGGAGACGCTAATAGATTAATGATTTTTGTGCTCATTTAATCTTCCCGAAAAAATCTAACAGTTGGAGAATCTCTTAGAGAGGCTAGTTCTATCTCAAGATCATGAATTTGTGATCTTAATTCAATATTATAATCCCGCTCTTTTTTAAGAGAGACTTCTAGCTCGCCAACTTTTTCAGCGAGCCTAATATTTTCATCCCAACAGGTTGATCCCATTATACCACCGTTGTTAAAAAGGCACTTCCTCAGTATCACTATCCTTAGTAGCCTTCTTTTTAGGTTTAGCGGTCTTTGGTTCTGGTTCGCTTTCACCTTCTACTTTATCCTTCTTAGACCCTAAAAGCTGCATCGTATCTGCTACAACCTTGAGTTTAGATCGTTTTTGTCCATCTTGTTCCCAAGAATCGAGACGCAACTTTCCTTGAATTAAAACAGGGGAACCTTTAGTTAGATATTCGCCTGCTACTTCTGCTTGACGACCCCATAAAGTAACATCCACAAAGACGGTTTCTTCCATCCATTCATCACCCTTCTTATACCGCTCATTTACTGCTAATCCAATATCAGTAACAGCAGCCCCTCCTGGTGTATAGCGTACTTCTACGTCTCTTGTTACATTTCCAACCAAAACAACATTGTTAAAACTAGCCATGATTAAACCCTTTATAATAAAACTTCTTTCATTAACTGACAACCTTCACAGGTTAAGTCAATTTCGTTGGTTACATACACATTAACCAATTTATCATTAAAATAAAAAAGATACACAAAACAGGTAATCTTATTATTCACTCTGCAATATTCATTTATACATTCATCTACAGTTTTATCTAACTTATCAGATATAGGAAGATAATAAACTTTACGGTTTTTATCCTTTAATTTTATAATACCAAAAACATTATCTATTTCATTGCATTTAAATTGATGGTCTTTTTTTGTTATATATACTAATACATTATAATAATACTTAATTCCCTGTCTTTTAGATGTCGGGAAAAAGTAATAATATAATGAATTAAAAAATTTAAACAAATAACTAAACATTTTGTCGTTCTTTAACGAAGTTCAATAATGATATCTTATTCTCAATACCATGTGTCCAGTTAGCATGATGTACTAACAAATCATTAGGAATTTGAATGTTGTAATCCTGATTCCATAGTTTGGGCTTACTATGAGCAATAGTATAAAATCGATGTGAAAGTAAGCTGTGTTTAATCTGATCTAAATTTTCGTTTAAGGCAATTTGGTCGGTGTAACGATCTTTGTGTCGCTGATTAGCCAACATACTATTATATAAGGATTTGAAAAATCGTAAAGTTCTATCCGAAGATTTACAGATAAAAAGTCCAGCACAGTAGGTTGGTCGGTTCCCAAAAGGAAAAACGTCGTCCTGGCACGCTAAATCATAGTCTCCGGCGTTTATTTCCACCAACATTTCATGTAAAAATGGCCGGAAAAATTGAATGTCGCAGTCCATATAAATAAAATAGCCGCCCATCGTCTCTTCGCAAGATTGAATATGATACTCTGCTTTACGAAGCATTGTCTCGAACCAGCCGTTTTCTCCATATGTGGCCGTTTCACATAACTGCGGCACTTTTTTCACAACTACTTCTAAAATCGGCAATACTTTAAATAAAGACGGTAAAAAATACCGCTGTAGTAATTCAGAGTGACTATCGGTAAACAATGTATATAGTTTCATATTAATCCCAAAGTACAACTTTAACGCCGCTCTTGGTTAAAAAATCAACGTATAACCGATTAAGCTGTTGGTAATATTCTCTAGCTTCAAAAAACCTGTCGTGAAATTCAACATAGAGAGTGTCTATCTTTTTATAGTAGCCGGTTTCAATAAGACGGTGAATAACTCGATACTCTGAGCCTTCGATATCCAACTTAATGAAAAGTTTATCATGAGGTGTTAGGTTTTCATAATCTATAGAGTCAACTATATCCTCTGAACAAATCTCCCGTCTATTAAAATTAAAAGTATTCCCATATACTATGTCATTAACTGGTGGATATTCTAATATATTAGAACCTTCTCCATAGTCTTTGTCGCAATTGACTATCACAAAGTCGGATTTATCTGAAATAGCTATATTATTAATATCTAAATTCTTAAAATTGGGCTTATTATTTAGTGATTGGTTATATGTTTCAGGATTAGCTTCAAAACAAACAATCCGCCAATAATTACCAAAATGATAGATTTTGTCGAGTTTATAAAGACCCTCAAAAAAGTGGCTACCACAATCTAATAAGACATTCATTTCTGCAATACACCTCTATAAGAAGATCGCACACCAGACCAACCGTTATGAACAGGATTTACATCCAGAGATTCTTTGCGTATATTATATATATTGCTTATATGATTATGTACAGCTAGGTGATCTATTGGATAATGCCCGTCTAAATATTTTGGCCGAATATCATAGTACAAGTATAAATAGCCGCCGACTTTTAATAAATTAAAAATTTTATTGAGGAAATTTACATGTGCCTGACCAAAATGATCTAATACATTCAAACAAATAATATAATCATATGATTGCCATGTTCTAAAATCAAGTAGAGAAGTCTGATACCGTGTATACTTTTCTAAATATGAATACTTAGGAATACGAACTATTTCATCCATAAGTGGGTCTAGTAATTCTAGATTTAAATATGGATTAACTTCATCTGCATAACTAATAAACGGAGAACCAGCACATCCAATCTCTAAACAGTCGCCACTCACCTGTTTAAAATCGAAAAAATCTACATAAAAGGCTTTGTGTTTAAAGTCTTTTGGAGGCTGGTTATAATTAATCCAAAAGTCCATTTCCTTCTGGATATCCGATAGAGACATATAATCATTCTTCACTTTGTTGATCCTCTATATCTAAGTTACCTTTGTCTGCTAAATCCGATTCGCCCTTGATAAACAAAGGAGATTTAGCCTTTAACATTTCTGGTTTTGGATAAATATCATCTATACGCACAACATAACCCTCATTAACCACAGTTGGGTCAACAGGATCAGGTTTATCAAGTAGCTTTTTATAGAAAACATCTTCTATTTTTTCGTCTAATGTATTTCCTTCAGCTTTAAATTGCTCTAAAAAATCATTAAAACGACCATAAAATAACTCTTGGCAAACAGGTATACCTAATTGATCTGCTCTAATTTTCATCTGAGCATATGGAAGATCAACTTCTACACCTTGATGATTAATATTAGCAATACGATAGATAAAAATCTTAGGCGTTTCAAAGCCATAAGTATATCCAGGTTGTATTGCCTTTTTCGTATAGTCCTTACCTACGATTTCACAAAAAACAGCTTCTCCATCGAACAATTTGCCATCAAAGTATTCTTTTGCTGCTTTTGACCACAAATCCTCGGAGTAGAAGTGTTCTTTACCACTCAAAGTCTTAAATCCAATAGACTTAATTACACGACGAGAACCTACAACATAGTCATAGACTTCATCTTGTATTTTTCCGCCAAAATATGCATACAGGCGTTCATACCAACGTAATGGACGCTTTACTGGTGCTTTAAACACCCGTAAACTTGTGCCGTGCATTTTATGTGTTACAGCTACAATTGGATTTCTATCCATCTTTCGAGTATTACGCATTAAATGAGATGAATCGTCATGCTCAGGTACTAAACGTGAATTAACTACTTCATCTAATACACGACCAGTCTTAATCTTTGGAGACTTAGATGATTCTAAGTGGCGATTTATAAACTTTTTACAGATAAATTCATTATCAATCTCATTAAACTCGTCACCAACATTCAAATCTGTATATACAAGTCCCATCTCTCCTAATGCAGAAACGGGAATACAAAATCCGGTAGATACTACACCCTTAAACTTAACAGACTTAACACGACCGTTATCTTCAAAGAAGCCCTTTTTGGTCTTATCCGCGTTTAGCTCAGAGTGACGATATAAGTTATTTGCGGCCAAAAATTTCTCTGATAATATAGTACCAGAAGGAAAGAACAGCCAGAGCTTATTTTCATCAGAGTCTTTAGAAATTAGACAGTTATTACCAAATATACAAACATTAACAAGGTTGTCTAAACCCTGAATAACTTGCTTGTGCGGTAATTTTACAACAGTGCAGGTATAATTGATAGAACCTGGGTAAATTTTAGTAATCATAATATTAATCCATTTTAGAAAAGGAAAAAAGTTCGTTCTTATCTTTGTTTGAATAGTTTCATAGCTTCAGACATTTTTGTTCGCCTTCATCCAATCTTTTAAAATTTTTGGTAATAATTCGTATGGTTCATCACGCCAAATAAAATGATGATTCCAAGGACGAGGCACTAAATATGCTTCGCCACCAGCCTTGATAAAAGGCTCGGTTTTCTTAGATGTGTCATCAATAAGTATATTCTGTTTTCCGTCTTTGTCAAGGGCAAACCGCCATTTTTCAGAACAGAAAAAGATGTTTTTCTCGCTGATTTCTGGTAAGTATTTTTCTATCCACTTGAGTTTTCCAGGCTTACAGCCGCGATTACGACTTGGAGAGGTTAAAATACAGACTTCTTCGAGCGGGACGAATTCCTTAATAATACCGATCAATTCTTCAAAATCAGGCAGCGGTTTAAGATTAGCCCAAAAATCAAACTCCGCTGGAAGCCAGTAGTCTTTTTTACACATATCGGGCCAGCACTCTAATATATCTTTGCCAAAGTTATTTGGATCAGTATATGGATTTGGGCGATTGTGTGCGTTGCACACGGCAGACGGGAAATCTGCTAAAACTCCGTCCATATCTAGGAATACCTGCATAAGTACCTCTTTACTAATGAATGTGCTTTAGCGTAACTAATATTAAATTCAACAGCGATTCAGTATAATTTTTACCTGATTTATTAGATATTATTTATGTGTTCTTTTATTCTGCAAGTAACGATTTAAACCAAGTTCTTCTACAGGATAACCTGTCTTAGCTAATCTTTTGATTTCTTTAGTTGCTTTTTTACAGGCTTGTTTAAATTTATTATTGATTTTCATAAGTCCACTAGGAGGCGTTTGAATCCTCTTCTCTCTGGCCAAGAGCCGCTTTACCAGCAATTAAGCTACTTAGTGGTTAATGTAAGTGTCGCTACCTACTTACTCCAACGAAGGCCATCTAGCGACCACCACAGTCGTCAGACTCGTCGTATCCCGTACACTCAAGTACCATTCACCTGGGATTTAGGCTAGTTGTGGTTAGCAACGATATAGCTCTATCTTTTAACGCTTTTACATAGAGGTATTTTATTCAATTCTTGGTTTCTTTTATTAATCCAGTCACAATTCGTATCTGTCGGTAAGTCTTTTAGTAGGTTTGACTTAGCATTATACAATCTGTTATAAGTATATTCACATGTAAAACCAATATACTTAACTATTTCTTCTAATGGTTTCGTAATATTATTAATCAAATTAAACATATATTTGTCCTTTCGTTATTTAACAGGGACAGTAATAAATGGCATACTACTACCACCACCCATATATGTAGGCATTTTACCGTCCCATTTTTGTAGTGCTTCATATTGGACTAATTCTGGAGTAATTGACTTCGCCAATATAATATTTGCTTCTGCCTTGGCCTTTGCTTCGAGTAACACTGACTCTGATGTTCCCTTGGCTTTAGCTATAGCTTGTTGGGCTTCTGCCTCGATCTGTTTTACCTTGTTTTCAGCCTCAATAGCCTGTTGAGAGGCTTGAATCGTTCTATTTATAGCGGCCTCTAAGTTAGAATCCACTCTAAACTTAGATAAAAATGAGATATTATCAATCTCAAATCCTTCTTCGGCTAATTGAGTCTTAATCGTTTCGGTTACTTCTTTGAGTAATTTAACCTTACCAGAACCAAAAATATCGGCTGCTTTATATGTGGAAGCGTGTTCATTAAACGCATCTCGCACTCTAGACCTTAAATATCCATGAGTAATCGTGTTAGCATCTTGTCTAAACTTCTTAAATACATGTGGCACTTTTTCAGCTTTAAAAGCATAAGCTACGCCAACATCAACATTGATTGGTGATCCTTCTGTACTATTAAAGGATATGCTTTCATCGTTAGGACTTCCTTCTGTTGAGCTTTGTGTCCACACGGCTTGTTGCATAAAGGTTGGATATTCATAAATATTAGAAGTCCATGAATTATACCAATAAGCACCGCTAGTCAATACTTTGTCGTCAACCCCTTTTTCTTCTCCATAGAAATTAACTTGTACTCCTACGTTACCAGGATCAACAAATTGACGAGAACAACCAACAGAAAGTAACAAAAACAAACTACACAAACCAAGAGTTTTTCGCATACTGATACATCCTTTTAATAAATAGAGACAAGGAACAAAAATTAAACACTAGTAATCCAATTCCACAGACAATAAATTCAATTTGTTTGCCGGAAATACAGCTAAGTGCATATGTGGTACTAATGAAATACCATATAGCACCAAGAATGATTAACAGTAAATTTAGTATAAAAATTACATCTTTCATATTACTTCGACTTTGTAAAAGGAGATACTATTACTTTTCCACTTGCTTGCCCGCTGTATCTGCCTTTAGCATCATAAAACGACGTTTTACCACCGTTATATCTGTTATAGCCACTGTATCTACCACTACTGTCTCGTAGCGTCGTAATATTTCTACTTGTAGAAGCCGAACCAGCGTAACGACCGGCTGAGTCTTTAAAAACAACTGTCTGCCCAAAACAAGTTGAGCAGGTTAAAATAAATAGTAATACTAGTCTAGCAACAACCTTCATTGTAATTTCTCCATTCTTTTAATACAACGTCTGAAACTTTCTCTACAATAATATCTGTATCACATAAGTACATTCCTGCACAACTAAAACATCCAACTTCCATTAAGCGATAATCGCCAGTTTTAGTCAAACAAATATCTATTACATATGCCGGATCAGGATTATATTCCTTCGCAATTTTACTTGCTAATTCAAATGCTTTAATATCATAGCCAGCTTTACTGCCAACACGATCATTTTCTTTATACACGCTACCAGTAATAACCTCTTGGTTTACTACAACAAATCTCCATTCACAAGTAATATTAATAGGTCTGGCAACTATAACTAATTCTTCGTCTGCCATTTGGTAAAAGTTAAATAATCGAATATCTTTTTCAAAGTTTTCTTTATATACTACCTTACCAGTAAAGATTTTGTCACCTCGATTAGGACGAATAAATACTGCTCTATCTTCTCCGAACATTTCATATAAAAATTCTTTACGGCGGCTTAATTCGCCATAAGGCATCATAATATAATTTTCATTTAATAAATACTTGCCTAATTTAGCATAGTAATATGTGCAATTATATTGTTCGACATTATAAAACACCCCTGGAACCCACTTAGCTTTTTTACGAATTCTTTTAGCGAGTTCCAATGAACCATAGAAGATTACACAATCATACGGTTTAAAAATAGAAAGAAAATCATCTTTAAAACGAACAGAACTATGAATCTCTTGATATTCAATATTAAATTTAACCAAAGATTCAATTAGCTTTTCTGTACATTCTAATGTATCTTTTTCAATTAACCATTTAGGAGACATTGCAATCTCTTATACTATTATAGTATTCATAAACTTCAGAGTCAGGCGATCTACTCAATCGATCCATCTGTTTTTGGATAACGTCTTTAGGAACATTATGCGTGTTTCTAGCGAAGTGTTCATCAATATTACCAAACCAGGGTGTATTGGGCCGCACTACTTCTACTGTGTAGCCGTATTTGACAGCTAAATCAACATAGACCTTGACTTCTTTCAGGGTGGTATTCGTATTGTCTATGATAACTACGTTAATTCCGCGTTCCATAGAGATAGCCGTTTTAGCTTGGTTGATTTGGTGAGCCTGATATAAAACATTAAAGTCAAAGTAATAGGCTTCATCTGTAAAATTAGTCTTGCTCATCCAAACAGAATCAGTATTATGAATAACAACGGACTTATTATCTATAACGGCTTCATAGGCGATTTGTTTAGCTAGATAGCTCTTACCTCCACCAGAAGCAGAGCGAATGAGAATTAATTTTTTCATAATGTAATATCTATCCCTAAGTCTTTACTACGTTCGTTAAATTTCACAATTACAGCTTCCTCAAGGTTAATATTTAGCGAGGCAGCTAACAAAACTAAATACATTTGACAGTCAGCTAATTCACTAGCTAGAGCATCAAGTGTAGTTAGATTAAGTTGTTTTGTGCCACGTAGCACCTTTTTTAAAAGGTTGCAGGTTTCGCCGACTTCTCCAGCTAGAGCTAGGCCAAAAAACCCAAAATCTTCCGGCTTACACTTATAAGTCCCCTGCTTGTTGAGTAATAACGTCCTCTGAGAGGCTGTTTTCTGTAACTTCTTGATCGATAGTGCCATTTTTTAAGTCCTGATGTTTTACTTCTGCAAACCAAGTTTCGAGATATTCTTTATTTTTTTGATCGGTAATTTTATCTGCTAAATCCCGCCTTGTGTATGCTCCTAGTGATTTTGAGTGCTTGACTGTATCATACACATAAAACAAAGCACGATCTGCATCTAAATATGGGTGGTCTTTACTTGGTGTCGATTCTAGTGTTTCAAAACGCATAATTATACCTTTTTAAATAAAAGTTTGTCTTTTTTAGACTTGGGCTTAATAATTTCTCTGATAAATAAATTAGTTGATAAAGTGTTCAATCTAACTTCGTCTTCTTGCTTAGGAGTGTGGTAACTCACCTTATTATAACTTGGATACTGTGAAAAGTCAAGAGTGTGACCCAGGTATCTCTCTAAAAATTTTATATCTTGGAGGGAGCAGGCCGCTCTGTTCTTTTCAGGTGAAAAATAATGGACGACAGTACATAGGTCTTTATTGGAATCGTTAATGAGATTGGTGTTGAAAATAATCATAGCTCAATCGCCGCTGGGCTTGTTTTAGTTTGATCCAAGTAATGCTTTACAATACTGTCTTCTGGTCTTTGATAATTATTCATTTAGTAACCTATTTAATTCTCAGTTAAAGATTTATTCCATTTGTAGTCTAGAGCTATCTTGGTACACATTTCTTGAAATTGTGCAATGCTCATTGAACTAGATTTAGGTAATAATTCAGTATTAATAAATTTAGGAACATCAATTTTATCTGAGCAATCTTCAAGAATGATGGTTGCTATATTAGTTTTTTGTTGCTCGGTTGGATCGCTTAATTCAATATAACGATCAATTCTACCAGGGCGACTACTCATTTCTTGATTAGTATCACTTAACGCATAATCTAAACATTCTGGTTTATTTGTAGTTATAAATAATATAACGCCATCATTAGAATTAATACCATCAATACACTGTAAAATACAATCAAAAGTTACACCAGGAGTTTGTGCTAATGTATTTGTAATATTTTCACGTTTATTAAATACTGCGTCAAAATCCTCAAATAAAATAATACAAGGTGAATTAGTCGTTGCTGTTGCCCATTCATCTATCATATTATTATTAGTCATTGACCCCAAATCAAACGAATATACAGGTAATCCAAAACGAACACCTATATAACGAACAAAAGAAGTTTTACCTCCTCCTGGTTTAGATGTTAAAACATAACCACGTTGCCACTTTATACCTTTAGACTTATACCAATCTTCATATTCTATAAACATAGAAATTTCATCAATAATAGATTCAGTTTGTTTATTTGTTTGATATAGCTCGTATGAGCTTCTTAGATTAATATTATAATCAGATTCTTTACCATCTAAAATCATAGACTCTTTAAAATGTATCTTTTCTATAAAAGAATGATTATCTGTTTTATTGTTAGATATAGATGATATAATAGTATTATCATAACGTGTCCCGCATATTTTTTTAACCATAAATCGAGAATCTTTATCATTTATAGACCAATTATTAGCCTGATCTAAAAAGTGCCTATAGTGAAAACTATAACGTAAAAAATAAATCTTAACATCTGGTTCTATCCATGAATAGCAGACATTGTTATCTATATAGATAATACGCCATCCATATCTTAAAAATCCCTTAACAGGTAAATGTCTAACTAAAGGATAGCTAGTTTTGTTATTATTAAATAATTTAATACGAGAAAAATAATAAGGCTCACTAAAAGTAAATTCAAAATTTTTACATAGGTAACGACGAAGACCAGACACAGAACGTCTGTCAGTAATATGAACCTCGACAATAAAAAATCGCCAAAGTCTAATGCAAATGTCTTTTATATATGTCCAACAAGAAAAAATTAATCCAGAAAACATTAATAAGACAGGCCAGTATTCTTTAATTAATGCCAAAATATCAATACTCATATTTATGATCCTTTAAATCAATGATTTGTATGATGATCTGTAGAAACCGGCTCTTTAATATTGTCCATAATATGGAATATCTCGTCTATATGATATGGAGTATATTTTTCATGCCCAAAAAGATGTGTGTCAAATCCAATATCCATACTCAGGCTATGAATATCATCCGGTAGATTACCATGTGAGTGACCGTAAAGATGAATACTAGTAGCAGACTGATGAATATAAGTTCTATGTGCGTAATGACTTAGAAAGAAATCACGCCCGCAAATCTTAGTAAACATCTCTTTACGAACCGAAAGAAACAGCTTTTGTAAGTTTCTATCTCTCTCAATATGATGATCGTGATTGCCCGCGACAAAATATATGTTTTTACAACGAATATTCTCTCGAACTATTGGAATCTTATCCTTGCCGCCAAATGACCAGTCTCCTAGAAAATACAAGATATCATCTTCTTTTATAGAAGAGTTCATATTTTCATAGATAGTAGAGTTCATTTCCTCAATAGAAGAAAAGTCACGATAACCAGTCGGCCAACTAGATACAGTAGGTCCGGTTATGTTCTTATGAAAAGCCGTGAAAGTCTGATGAAAAATAAATTTCGTTCATTCTTTCGTTGCTCCTTCCTTAATTAATTTAATTGTTTTATTTACCTTCTAAAATACAATGTGGATCATCGTCTATCCAAATATCGACTTTAATTCCTAATTTATTCATTAATTCTATTTTTGGATTCAAGTCACTAAAATAAACAGGAATACTACAATTATGAGACTGCATCCAGCGTTCTATAGTATCTTGATTAACTGCTGTGTTTCTTCTGCAAGTTACACAGATTATCTTATGATGGCCGATTTTACATATTCTTATAAATTCACACCATAATTCAGCATCCTTGGTTAATGTGTCGTCAAAATCTATAGCGATAACCATATTAGTCTCTCCTGCTGTTAAACCACATAACACTTCTAATAAAATTTATAACAGCATGTAATACAATACACACACCTAAGAAAAACATTCCGGTTTCCATTTTAATCCTCTTCGGGGTTTTAAAGGGGTGGAACCCCTTTTAGTTAGTGGAAGACTTTATCATCAACTCCAGCTTATCAACCGCTTCCTTTTGTAAATTTATTTGTCTAGCAAATACAGTAGAAATACTTTGATCTGGTTTTGTTAACATATCTACAGCGATATAAATAGCCAAATTATCTAAGGCAATTTTAATATTTTGCAATGGTACATATGTTACATTATCATCATCAATAATATAATTTACAGTAACCTCTGGTTGTTCTGGAACACCTGTTTTTAGCGTTTTACTAGATTTAAACATTTAAAGTCCTTGTCCTTCTTTAATAAGAGTTCCGCACAAGCGTCGTTTCGGCTGAATCGCATTTAGAGTTATTTCCTTGATATTATCTGTTATAATACCAATATCTAAACTTTCAAACACGCTATCAATAACCACATTTTCACAGTTATCAATAGACATACCAACTCCTATTTTTTTAGATTCACCAGATGTAAACTTACAATCTTTGATGAATAGCTCTTTTACATTTTTAAAGCTGCATAATTTAGAATTTGGATGGTTCTTTTTAGCGTGAAATTTGGTTGCATGTATTAAGCACTGTCTAATATTTTCCGAGCACGTAAGACCAATATCAGTATTGTTTTCAAATCTACAGTCCATTATTCTAATGCAGTTACTTTGTCTGTTTATACCATAAATAGCTAACTGTGTATCTTCAATAAATTCACAGTTGCGAAAATATGGATCATAGCAGCCCTCTAATATAATCAGCGACGTTTTAGAGAACCTTACATTTTCAAATCTAGGAGTGTGACAGTTAGAGATAGTTATTGTCGCTCCAGAGAGTGTTATATTTTTAACGTCAACTTTCGATTGATAAAATCTTTGATTACTTAAAGTAACATCTGACTTAAATACTGAGTCGCCGTTAATAATAAAGTCAGTCATAAATTACTGTCCTTTCGCCGCTGCACGGGCTGCTTGAAATTTTCGGTCTTTCTCGCGAAATAAACTTGCAAAATCTATTCCGTTTTCTTCCGGTGTGTTTATTTCGTTAATGTAGTCGTGGACTTCAAAGAACTCCGCACACACCTCCAAACGCTGCTTGAGTTGGTCGCGTTCTTCCGCCGCTGCGATGAGTTCGTGGGCGTGGTTATAAATCATCTTGGCAAATTTTTTGCAATCATCCAAATACTGTTTAAATTGTTCTCCAATCATCTCGCCATCGTTAGATACTGCTGCTTCTAATCTCTTTAGTTCTTCTAATTCTTCAGGTGTCATTGATTTTCCTCACGGTCGATGATTCCTGCCTTGAACCCAACACAAAACCCAGCAAGGAAGCTGAAGAGAACGAATGCTGCAAATATAAGTGCTATGTTTTCACTCATTGCGTTTGCTCCTCAATTAACTTTAGTGCCCAGTCTACTATCTTCATCATTGCAACGTCAAAGCTATGTTCACTGGTATTTGGGCATTTTACATATTCCGCCGCTTCTCGCACGTCATCAGGTACTTTCGGTTGTGCAGCTTGCCATGCTAACCACATACCGTGCGAATTCTGAACGTAATCACTTGGCTGGTCAGTCTTTCGTAATTTTTGAGGTGAGTATGTACTTTCTATCCACTGCTCAAACCGTTCGTGTTGTGTCATTTTTTACCTCTCATCATGTGCCTATCTTCAACTATCCACGCCTTGGCTTTTAATAATTTGTTTTTCAATCGCTGCATTTCGGCTTGTTCTCTTTTATTCATCTCTTACCATCTTTCCACTTCCAGATTCCAGTTTGCGAGTCGTACTCGGCAAATCCACTCTGAACAGCTTTTCGCTTATGATCTGCGGTTGAAATTGAGTATCCAATTATAAAACCAACAAAGATAGAAAATATCAATACCAATGTTAGAGAGACAAATGCATTCTCAGCTTTCATTTTTTATAACCTATTTATAAAATGAAGTTTCAATTACCCATGATACAGGTGCAGCAACTTGCTTACTTGGTTCTGGAATTCTTTGTAATCCTGCACAAATATTATTGATTTGATCTAGTATTCCTAATATAGACTCACATGCACGCCACTCTTTGTTCTCTGGATAAAACTTTTGATGCAATAACTCTACAAGATATTTAGCCTGTGATATTGTTTCTTTTTGTGTATTAAGAGATTTAATAGATCGGTATCTTTTTCCAGTAAAACAATCTCCAATTCTAGTACCTTCTAGAATGGTTTTTCTCCATTCACCATCATCTGTTTCAACCTCCCATCCTTCTTTAATCTCTGTACCAATATCTGTATGGTATTCATATTTATATTCGTCGCTCATAGCTAATTCCTTAATAAATTTTCTTGCAACTCAATAAATTTAGTCAACTCATCAATTTCTGAGTAATTTCTCTCTTTAGCCAATTGTAGCACGATTTTGGAAAAAGTCAAGAGGGTCAAGCCGCTTTTTTGTGAATCTTTATAGCGGGCGGTTAAATTATACTCACGACCAACTTGATAACCAGCCACATAAGCACTTAGCTCGTCTAAAACATATAAAGCCTCGTCGTTCCAGTCTTTTTGAGCGTCTATAAGGTAGGTCTGGTATAAATGATTCCTGTCCTTTTGTTCTACTAAGGAGGCTACTTCTTTTAACTTTATAGGAACAGGGCTAAATATAAAAGCCCTATCGCCTTTAATGTAAAAACCGGCCTTACCAACATACTCACGGCGAATCCTAGAATTTACAGCATGTAAACATTCATGGCCGCTGGTAACTAAATCACGCTCTTGAAAATAACGTAATTCTTTAGGATACACATGACGATATATATCATCTAAATAGGAGTTGTTTTGTTTTGGTCTTAATTCAGATAGAGTAATTTCTTCTGCATAAATATTACAGCAAAAGACTAGCAGGAAGAATATAAATATACTATATAGCTTCATTTGGCGGCTCTTTAAAAACAGATATTGCCTTTTGTACATCTTCGATTGTAAGTCCTAAATGAGGGTCGGTTTTTATAAAACGATAGGCTGGAATGTTAAGATTAGTGAAGTCTAGCGGTAAATCATCTAAAATTACATAGTTTTTAATATCATTATCTAAAACACACTCTAATATTTCTTCTTCTCTGTTATCCTGAAACATTTGAAAACGAGTATGAGACACCAGTTTGTTAAAACACTTCAAGCCATGTGTTTGTAGCATGATTTCAAAGCCACGTAGAGACAAATCCTTTTTCGCTATTAGACTTCTCCAGGCGGAAGATAGTATTATAAACGGATCACACTCGTCCATTATTAAATTAAGGGCGGCTATATTTTCCTTATTTATCCCACATGTGTTATTTTCTAGCGGATTATGGTTATTTAAGACACCATCAATATCTAGGAATATATAGTTAGGCTGACTATAACTCATCTCTAATCTCCATTAGGATTTTACCTAGATGATTCTCTCCTACACCATCACAAGTACCCCAAAAAGTATCGCCCCAGGTATTACCTTCTTCTAGTTCATAGCCGCGAGTATCATATAACCGATCTCTAAAAGAAGGTTGTCTATATTTAACAACATTCACATCTTTCATTATTTTTAATGACACATCGAACCAATCTTCACGGATAGTTTTTCCTTTTGGAAATCGTTTAGCCTCCACAGGTTTTTTCAAAGCGGCTATTTCTTCTCTAATTTTAAAATCTAGGAATTTTGCCGCTTGAAATGCGTGTTCAGTAGAAGGATAAGTTATACCTTCGTATTCAATGATACAAGGATAAAAGTTAGATAAGAATCTATATTTACCGCTAAATGAGTCAATTTTTCCAATATAAGACATGATTATCCTTTATATTTTGTGCCGCGAACTACTAGGTTCTCTTCATATGACTCAAATTTAAATCTAGATCGTAGAAAATCTTTGATACCAGGAATTAGTTCACGAAAATCATTACAGGAATAAATATCTATCGTAGAGAAATTTGTGGGAACACAAGAATGAACCTGAATTCCGCTGGTTATTAATCCGACCCAGCCGCTACAGCCCGCCTTGTCTAAGTAGATATCGCGTCTAAAATACTCAAGATTACCGTTACAGTCTTTATAAGGATAGGGCGAAAATTCAACTAAACCGTGACAAACTACTGGTTGAGTCATTAACTTCATACCAAGTCTATGTGGAAGTTCTTCTAGAAGTCTGTAATGTAAATCTAAGTCGTCTAGAGCATATCGACAGCATTCATACATGTCGATCAAGAGTGAATAACCAAACGGCTTCATTTATTATTTCCTTGTGTCTATTTCTTGTTGTAAATTTTGAACTTTGTTTTGTAGATTAAAAATTGTATACTTATACGTAGACATTTTATAATAACATGAAACTATTGGAATGGTACAGAATATAATACCCCACACAAAACCAATAAAAAAAGATTGAGATGTACTTTCATTAGAAATAGCATTTTTTATATCTTTATCTGTTTTGACACTCATATTCTTCACCAAACTGCCTTATTTATTGAATTCCTTATTCTTCACCCAATGTCCGTTGCTATCTTGCTCATAGCCTTTTTCAATGGCCGTTTTTTTAACATTATAGTCGCAAGTAATGGCAGTAATAACATATATAGACATAAACACAACAAAGCAAATAATTGCAATAGACTGTTTACGATCAGTAGATTCACTTGGTAACAGCATTTTTAGCCTCTAATTTAAAACAGTAAGCGTCGTTTTCTTCAAAAAAATTAGGTTTAGTCTTGTAACAAACAAATCCATTAGCACGAAGAAAAAGCTGTCCCTCTATATTACGCTCAGAAACGGCAATTGTCAAGTGGGTGCGGTTGCCAAAACTCATTTTTTGTTTAAGTTTTTCAACAATTTGCGTGCCAATTTTAAAACGCCGGTAATAAGGGGAGACAACCAGCCGGTACACAATAAGACTGTTAGTTTTTAGCCGGTAAAGACAAAAACCAGCTATTTGTTCGTCCACTTCGGCTACAAGGCCAACCGTATCATTCTGACGCAGAAAAACTGTAATTTCATCTTCCGTTAAGATGTTTTCATAATTAGAAGATTCGTGCTCAATATCTGTTACTTTTTCTAAATCTTTATTAACCATACATCTAACAGAGCAATTAATCTTGTTCATTATCCTCGTCCTCAGTTGCTATAATGGTAGATAAAATCCAAGTAATTAAGTTGTCCATTGTTTTTCCATGAAATGAATAATCGACTCTATTTCACAATCATATAAACCAGCACATCCAAAAGAGTTAAGTTCAACTATATATAGTTCATCCCGCCATCTTTCAGAACAAACATCAAGTGTAAACAATTCAGACGGAGGATTTCCATACTTCTCTAGGACTTGTTCAGCCGCCTTTTGGCCGAACTTCCAGTATCGGCTATCCTTATTAATCCGCTCATTTTGAACATTCCCATCAATACGATACATACTTCCTGCTAGTATAACAGGTTTTTCATCTTTGTCAATCCCCACAACTAGGCGAGCTTCATTACTAATTGGACGAGCCGGTGCGAAAATAGCTAGTTCGCTTGGTAATGGCCGGTATAAATCAATAATTTGTTTCAGGTCTTTATATTTAAAAATTGTTTGGCCAGTAAAAGATTTACAGCCAGAATTAGGCCGTATAAACATATCACCATGAATAAACTCATTATACCACTCTTCTGTTAAATTAGATATCGGGCAAACGATGAAATTGTTATTAAGTAGATAGCCGTTCCAGTATTGCTGGTATTCTAGGTATTTAAAGTTGGAGGCTTCAAAACAAACACCAGGATTTGGGCTGTTCTTTCGCCAGTAAGAAAGATAATGATCTAGTGAGCAGCGAACATAAGTTGGAAGACCGTTATCTATAGATAGATATTCACTTAAATCGTTATATCGTAATATATTATGACCTAATTTCTCTGCTACTAATCCAAAGTTTTCATTTTCGATTAAATTGGATTGCAGAATAAAATTAAGCATAACTTACTCCGTATCTATACTATTAATGAGTTTATTAAACTCTTCCTCTGTTAGATTTCCGGCTGTTTTAATTAGAGCATTATAAACAGTATTGGTATGACTTGTAGATATAGTCTTAGATCGTAAATTATTTTTAATAACACGTTTCAATAAAATTTTTTGTGTAAAATTAGGCTTAACCGCCATATTATACATTTCAGACTTGTTTTTTCTACATTCAACCCATAATCTAGCTATATTTATAGCAATACTAACCATAGTCAAAATCAAAAGAGGATTGGAACACAACCCTCTATCATCCAGATTATCAGATGTTTTAGTAACAAACTCTTTTAGATTCATAGACCGCCTATTGAAAACGAATTATTAAAGCTGGTCTATCATCTTTTTTAGATAGAGATATACTACCAGTGCTAACTATACCTCTTTTTCTCAATTCATTTGCTCTTTTTCTTCTTTGTTTTCTTCGTTCCATTCTCAATTGAGTCTCTTTTAATTTAGATTGTTTCATGATTATGATCCTACATAGAAAAAGTTGACCAGTCATAAGTACGAGGCTTTACAGCTTCACCATCCATATCTGAATATCCTATAACAACTTCGGCTTTGCACCAATAATCAACTACTTTTGGATGGATATAAGCTCTACCACCAACACCCCAATTTACACCCCAAGAGTTAAACATTTCAATAAAAGGTTGACCTTTATCATCAAGGAACTCTTTATTCCAGTCACCTAAACATAAAGCATGACCGCCGCCACCTTGACTATATTTAGTAATACGACCTTTTGAGTCATAATTATCCATACTAGAATTCCAGTCAATTCCAATATGAACACCACCAATACCATGAACTAGCCAGCGAAGAACATCATCATAAGACCGTAAAGCCTTATACATTCTAATCTTACGTTTTTCTGCATCTTTAAAACATTCGGCAGGTAATTTAGTTTGATAACGATTAACATATGGCCAAATAGATTCTAAGCAATGACCGAATTTCATACTAGCTTTTCCGGCTCCAGTGATCATTGCACCACGATCACCTGTAATACCGTCTATCATTTGGGCGGTACGATAGGCAAACATACGATTAAATTGTTCTACAAGCCGTGTTTCTCGATAGAAGGCAATTTCTGCGGCAGAAGTGCTACCATGCCCAACACAACTTGAAAGCTGTTGTTGGTTCTCTGTTTTAAGCCACTTATTGATCCCCATTGATACTGGTATAAGATTAATATCAACTGGAGGAATAACATCGTCGCCAAAAGAATAAGGATTAGCAGAACAAAATTCTTCTTCTACTTTTCGATTTCTAATTAATCCATAATGGCCGTGTTTATTAAAAAACTTCTTTAAAGCATGAAACATATTATTATTCCTTATTAGCGTCGTTTATACCTTTGGAAATCGATAAAAATACCTTTGTTCCGACTTCCTTGTTATATTTATCATCATCAGTAGCTAATTTAGATTTAAGTATAGCTCCGATTTCTGTTTGAAACTTAACCCTAGAAGCCACATTAAGACGGGTAAGTTCATTCATTACTTCTGTAACTGTTTTAAATTCTTGATTACAGATGATGCTGTAGTTGGCAGCTATTTCGTCTAAGTAGTTGTCGGTTATAGACTTAATTTTTCCTGCCACTTCATCATTTGGTTTAGGTAGGTCTGGTTGTGGAACCACTTCGTCTTTAACATCAACTGTAAAGTCCCGATCTATTGTCTCGTCAACAATAACTGGTACTGGTTGAGGTACTGGTGGTTTAGGATCATCTTGATGGCGAAAATTACAACCAATTATAATACACATTGATACAACCAAAGTGTAGTTAATTATCTTATTGAACATATTATTCTCCTTGCTTTACTTCTAATTCTAGAATTACATCCAAGATATCATCCAACATTGGTAGAAAAAGAGCTTTAATTAGTTCGCTTTTTGGACCAAAATCTTTTGTAGAAACCCAGGTCATAATGACCAATTTAAATTTTTCGCGGTTTGCTGGGTCGGCTATAGCTTTCTTTACTTCTTCTAAAACGTAAGCTAGAACTTTATTTTTTATACCGTCTGTTAAATTAGAGAAGTTAGGTATCCAGCCGCCCATTAGTTGTTCTAAATCTTCGTCATTTACTTCAATTTCTCGTCTATTGTGTAGAATTCGGCGTTTCATAGAGTTTTCCTTATGTGAGTTGTATCTATATTAGATTACACCGTTCTTAACTCAGTTGGATACTCTACTCAGATTCTTAATACTAAGGAAGAGTTAACACTTAGATATATAATATTAATATCTTACTGTAAGAAGAGAATGATACTTAACCCTATGCCAATAGTTTACTATTTCCCAAAAATATCGTCAAGTATGAAAGTGAAAACATTTAGGATTTTACGGAAACCCGCAAACAATTTCTGTTTTCTTAAAATCAAGCCTTTTCCAAAGCGGGAAAACGACCTAAAATAAGAAAACGTGGTTTGAGTCGATCTGAGTTAAAAAACGCTGGCAATCGTCGCTGGCTGCTTATAACAAGCCACCGCCGATAATTCGACCACCTTTGTAAGTCGAGGTAGCGGCTACGTCTGCTTCAGCGTAAATCTCTTTTATTCCATGTCGTGTAGTTGAATAAAAATTATTATAATATTCCGTCCTACCACTTCCTAAACATAAACTACCAGAAGAAGTAGATAATCCACTAACTGCATCTGTATATGTTGCCGCCCCAAAAGTTAAACTTGTAGATTGATATAAACGAATATTTGATCCGTCATAGTCTAGTTTAATATATTCATTTGTACTACCGACGAATGGAGTATTACCTTGCCATTGTAATTGTGTTCTAACCCCAGCTACATATTTATCAACTCTATAATTTTGAAATCTAGTTGAACTATTTAATCCTGTCATTTGTACGCAATAAAAATTTGAACTATCTATATAATTAAAATATATATGAAATGTATCATCTGTAACAGCATAATAATATCTTAATATTATTGATAAAATTGGATTAGTACCATTAGTATGATTTATTTTATATCTACATCCATTTGTACCAGATTGACTAGCTGTATTATTAGAAATATATCCAGAATAACTACCACTAGTATTTGCGTATAATGATCCATATGTACCAGTGGTATATTGAGATGTATAGCCGCTTCCAACATTTGTACTACTTATAGTGCCTAATTCAGCGTTATTAAAAGTAGTATGTTGAAAAATAGTAGTAATTGGCATATTAAGAAATTACTCTAAATGGACCAACGGCTTCTACAGTAGCAGCCTTAATACCTTGTTGAGTATCTGTATTAAGATCAACAATATCCTGAGCTAATGCTTTTAGCTGTAGATATCTTTCTTTACTCATATAAGTAGCACCACGAAATTCTGATGCTGGATCATAAAGAGGAATCAAAGCACCATCATCTAATTCGGATACTGCCTGAGTAATATAGTCACTACCAGCCCCAATTAACAAATATTGGATAGAGTTAGCTAGGCGAGCAAACTCACCAGCCTTTTGTCGCATAAACAAAGTACCCTGTAAAACCGCTTGCTGTTGTTCTGCTGATAATTCTTCAAACTGAGCCATGATAAAAGTTCCTTAAAACAAAAAAGTAAATATAATTAGCCTGCTACAATAACACCTGTCATTGTTACTACCTCGTATGTATTAGCCCCGCCCGCACTACTAAACTCTAAAGTCATTGAGGTGTTCGCAGTCCCTTTGATCCAAAGTCCGCTGATTGCTATACCTGTACTTGCACCTGCTGTTGCTGGTAACGATAGTGTTCCTGCCCATAATATAGTACCAGAACCAGATGCTCCATCTCTTAGATATACATATCTTTGAGCCGCTGTAGGGGCAGTACCATCTGCTGACCATGTGGCAGATATACCAGTGCATACATTACATAAACCAGAACCCGCAGCAGCTTGGTTTTTAGTTGCTTGCGTATTCGCGGCTGGTACATGATTAACTGTAAAACCATTATCTTGATATTGATTAGCTGTTCTAACCATCTGTGATCCATGTAAATCGTAATAAGCATCAACTCTATCACTTGCTGATACCGCAGTAGGTCTTCCAGATACGGCTTTGCCTCCAATCTTCACAGGCTGTCCAGAATCCGCACTATCATGAGAAACTCCACCTGATGTAACAACAGTACCTATAGAGTTAGTACCAGTTGGTAAACCTTTGTCTAAATAAAATGATTTTGAATTCTCTACTAATTTAATGCGAACATTGGCTGTACCTGTTCCTACAACAGAACAACGTACTCTAAAATAATTAAAACCTGTAATATTTAAAGATCGTAATTGGTTAGAAGTGAAGGTGCTGGCTATTGAAGTTTCAGCCGCCGTTTGATTATTTGCAAAAATAGCATAATAAGTTGAATTATCTAATGATCCTTCACAAATAATAGTTCCAGTCCATGTACCTGTAGTCTCTACTAATGCACTTTCTACACCATGAATATTACTCATCGTAACTGCATTTGAGGTGCTGCTCATAGCTATAGAGCCGGTTGTCTCTACATCTGGTAGGTCATATATACGACCAGATGCATAACTTAATCTGCTGCTTACATTAGCTGTTCCTGAACCAGTAGTTCTAACTTGTGTTTTAAATCCTTTTAAACCTGCAATTGGAATTGTGTAGTCACCATTAGCAGTAAAAGTCTCAATAAATTCATGACCTTTTCCTACTGTATGACCAGGAATATCAAAGAAGTTAGTTCCATCCACACTACCCATAAATGCTACAGTACCAGTCCATGTACCACTTACAGATACCGTTGCTGTGGCATATCCATTTATATTAGCAAAAGCCACATTAGCAGCAGAATCAGTCATATCTAACGTACCAGAAGTTGACCTATCGCCTAAGATAGGCCGGACAAATAATCCTCTATTATTATAATCGGGAGTCGCTACACCTCCACCAACGGTTGTAAAATCGCCGCTATCCGCGTCTCTATAACGAATAACCGAATTAGTTACGATTCCGTATAGATCGGTTGCTTGAGCGGTATCTATTTCAGTGGTAGCATTAATAACATTAGTTAGTTTTACCCCGTCTCCGGTATTTCCGCCACCAATCAAAACTCCTTTACTATAAGCATCTACCGTTTCACCACTAGCATAAAAATAAGGATGGTCGCTTTCATCAGAAACAATTTTAATAGGAAATGGTGTTCCTGCCGAAGCAGTATGCATAGCATTACCAGTTCCTTCATGGAATATAGCAAAACCCTTAATTGGGGCAGGTGTATCATCTCTAGAATACTGAGTTATATCTACCTGATCTCCATTACTGTCTAAAATAGCTACATTAATAGCATTAATAGATCCAGGTAAAGCAGTTGTGTCTACTAAATTACCATATTGATCTTGCAAATTAACATTAAGACCACCGCTAATAATATCAGCTTCGCTACCAGCTTCGTCTATTAATTTGATTGGCAGAGGATAATCATTAGATGGAACTCGTAATATATCGCCGGTTCCCTCAAATAATATAGCCCCGCCTGTAATAGAAGCGTCTGAATCTCCTTCTGTATATTGAGTGCCGCCACCGAAAGAAGTTACTTGGCCTCCTGTTGCATCCACAAGAGCTACATTAAGGGCATTTATACTTCCATTATTAAAATTATCAATAACTGTTCCGTCAGCCCCAACTAAGGCAATAGGGATACAATTTGTACCACTTTGGGCTATCTGTTGGATTTCATTATAGTCGCCTGTACCAGTTGCTAAAGAAAGAGATACTTGTGGCATAACTCTAGCATTACCACTACCATCGGTAAATTCCTTGATAGCGATTGCTGGTCCGCTGGCAAACGTGCCTCTTTGACTATAACTATATGGTGTACTCACGTTTTATTCCTCTATTTGTAGATTTCCACATACCATGTAATACACCGTTACTTTTTGCCGCCGCAACCACATTGATTCGATGTAATTTGTGGAATTGTTTGTTCATTGACCTCTGTAAAGTTTATTTTGCGTTCTTTTTTAATTAAACCAAAGAGTGTTTTTTCTTCTTTAGACTCTTTTAATAGATTACTAAAATAATCATCTTTTTTATCATTAAATACTATACTATCTTTAGTCCAGCCTTCATGAAAATAGAATTTATCATTCTGAGGAATCCAGAAATATAATTCCCTTCGACTAAAATTCATTGAATTAATCATATTAGGAAATAATTTATCGTGATTATGTCGATTTTCACAATTAAAAACTAAAAACGGCTGTTTCTCATTATTTTGAGGTATTCCAATGGCAGCTTTAGTATTAAAGGCAGCTATTAAGTCATATACGTCTATATTAACATAATTATAACAATCTAAAAATAAAGCTAGTCCATTATATTTTTGCATATGAGGAATAAAATAACGGGCTAACTCGTCTTGTGGTCGGATTAATAATTTGGATTCCCTTAATGTTTTTGGATTTAATTTAAAAATTGATACCTCTTTGCTGGTATTTTTAATTACGGTATAAGCCGCTACATTAAAAAAGTCCTCTTCTCCGTCTCGACATTGGATATATATATTCATTTTCCTGCTCCTTTTAGAACCAAATACCAAATAACATACCATAATCGCCGCTTGGTACTTCACCGCTAAACGAATAATTCCCATAGACTCGTTGTGTTACATCTTGATAATGAGAATAATTTGTATTTAAAATACTTCGGATGATTGGAGTTATGTCTGCTAATGAATAATTAGTTGTGGCTAAAGAAGTTACGTCTAAGTGATGACTATAATTACCAGTTCCAGTTGAAGTAATATCTAAATAGTGACTATAATTAAAACTACCTGTACTAGATATATTTAAAGTATGTCCAATATTACCAGTAAAACCTATACTTAATTGGCCGCTAAACGAATAGTTCATATAGCCTGTTGAGACTACTGGTGAAATATACGTATAATTAGCGTTAAGTGAGCCGGTTACATCGAAAGGAATTGGAGCAGATAAAAATAATAAATCATATGTTTGGCCGCTATTTCCACTAATCCCTATCTCGTCACCAGAAGAAACCACCCAACCATCCATATTAGATGAATGTACTTCGCCGCTTGCTCCAACTCTCATTTGGCCTGTAAAGAATGGTAATCTAAAATAAAGAGGCTGTGAACTTCTATTATAGATAGAAAATCCTTTTATCTTACTATAATTAGTTCCAATAATACTAGTAGATATATCTTCACCAATAACAGTAAATGGTAAATCTTCTAGTTGGTATAGCACTTCTCCTGTAGATGGCTGAGTCTGAGTTGTTCTATAAATTGACTCGGCCTCTTGGAAACCTACACCTCGTTCTAGTTCGGTTGAATGCTTGATAATTACTTCATCTTGAACGACTCCGTAAGAACTCTTCTCGGATCGTCTAAAATTAATGTCAGCAAATATTTCAGCGGAAAATTCAGCCATTAGAATTCTCCCGCAGCTACGATTCTGACACTTATTGTCGATCCACTATTATTTACTAACTGAAAATCTTTTTGATAACCGCTTATAGCAATACCGGCTTTATCGGAATAGACATAGACTCCTAATGGTCCTATATCAGCGTCTTCACATACAATTCCTAATGGATAAGAAAGGCCGCTAGACCCAATATCTATATAATTTTCAGTATCTAAATTTTCAATATAGAGAAATTTTAGTTTAGTCCACTGTTTTTCAAGTGTAAAACCCAGCCGTTCGTAAGAAATAGCATTAAAATCTAATGTATATGTTTCTGTGGCGGCTATATCTAATTCTAATGATAATAAATCTTCTGCATAATAATTATTACTATAGATATCAGTCCATGTAGTTTGTGTCTGTCGGTGGTTTTTTGATACGACAGTACCTAAATTGCTATCTGTTTTTGTCCATTTAATTTGGACGTTAGAAAAACCTAAAAACGCCATTATTCTACTCCTACTACTGAAATTTCGTAGGGTACACCGTAAGAATAGAGGTCGTTAATCTGAAAGATACAGCCGCTAGAAGTGATAGTCCAACCATCTATAGGGCGGAAAAACGTCTGAGCAGCCCCAGGATAAACACGCAAAGACGTACCATCTTCCAATAAATCTTCAAAAGCATTGGAGCCGGTAACAGAAATAGATATAATGTGGCCGCTGCTAGTTCCCTTATTTTTTACAGAAATACCCTTGACTTTAGCAAAGGTAATAGGAACATCAGAATTTAAGATAGTGCGGGTTAAATCAGTTAAATCATATTCAACCGATTGACCGGAGGGCAGGGTTCCGCTCTCGTAAAACACTTGATTTACTTGAGAATTACCGCTGCCCGTAGATAGTGGTAGAGTAATACCGATTTCGCCGGTATCATTTAAAAAACCTAGATTTTGTGTATCTTTTTGCTGCCAATAAATAGCAGATTTAAATATACAATTAGTTGTAATAGCCATTTCTAGTAGAAACTCCTGTGTGTCCTCTACTAGAAATATACACCGTTCTAAATTAGCCGCTGGCTTTTAAGTCTTTAATCTTTTTCACTTTTGTTTGTAGGTGGCTAACCATATCGTCAATCAGGCAATCTAACATAATTGGATTTCCAGTGTGAGGATGCAGTACCGTTTTAGTAGGAATTTTACGAATGGGTTTTTCCATACCAATCGCTCTAGATACAGCATAAGCCTTACTGGTACGCTTATCAAACATATCAGTTTTATTATGTAACGATATACCATAATCGCCACTAGAAGTCATAGCAATACAACCAATAGGCCGACCGACAGATGGTGAACCATATTTATTGTTATTACCGTCATTAACGCGAATGTACTTAATAAACATGACAGGGTTCTCCGTTTTAACAGTTAAATTATTATCAACATCAATAATAATAGGATCGGCTACCACACTAAAAAGTGTGTAACTAGTATGACTCCATTTTGTGCAGTTTTTCGGAAGTTTGTCTGATACTGATATAAATACTTTACCTGGATAATCACTTGTTTCACATATGTAATATCCACCAGTTCGACGATCCCATTTATCCACTCGACAATGTGATATTTTCAATATAAATGTACTATGATTAATACACTCTACCCAATATTTATTTAAATCAATCATTCTTTTTCTCCTTCCAAATTACAATTTTACTAAATTTACCTAATAAATCTACAATACTAAAAAATACGCCAAGTACCATATATGCAGGAATACTAAGTAAATCGGCCATTGTTATACATTTTTTAGCAAATCGATATTCGTTCATCAATATTGTTTCATAAAACCAACACCTTAATCCAATGCCTATCCATAAAATTATTGCAATAATCATTATGATATACATAATATTTCCTGCCCCTCTTTCGTTGTTTGTCTATGATTCCTTGTCGCCCCATCAGATTCGATGACCACAGGGCATTGAAAAATAGACTGTAGTTTATTGTATAAAGAAATTTTATCACATCTTAGACTATCGTGGTAGTTGTATCTAGTCTTATCGTGTAATAAAGACAGTTCATATGTCAATGCCTCCTGTTTTAATAGAGAGCCTTGATATTTTAATTCTCGACAGAAATATTTTTTATATTCTGTCTTGTTCAATGTTTTTGTCTTATACAAACCATCTTGATGTTGATCCAGATGACTAACTACTAAACCATCTAAACCTCGTCCACAACTACGTCGAATAATCTCATTTGAGTATTCCAACATAGATAGGTCTAAATCGCCAATTCTAAAGTTACCTTGGAACTCATTATGTGTATTCGTTTGGTCTGGATATTCATCCGTTAGTTCTGGATTATAAGTAGGTAGCGGGCCATTACCATGTCTAGTAGTATTAGTACGTGTTAGACCAAGTATCTTAACATCTTCAATACCCCATTCTCTACATAACTCCAACGCCCTACGTGGCGTAGTATCTGTCCATGTAGTATGTGGGTGAAATCCGTAATTCTGATCTAGTAAAATACCTTGAGCACCTTCAAAAACAAATAGATCGTGCTCTTTAATTGGTGTTATATAATTATTCCCTGTCTTCTGTTGAAAAACTATTTGTTCTATAACATACTTAGCTTGAAAAATATCAACGCTATACAGTTCTTCGCATAGCTCTTTTCCATAATTACTTTCTTCAAGTAGTCGCTCTCTCAGTAAATAGAGCTTGTTTTCTAAAACTTGCGGAGATAAAAAACAATCTTGATAAAAGATAGCGTCTTGGCCGTATTTTAAGTAATAAGAGCGTGTTTCACCAATTCCATGACCACAAGTACCATGTTTTAAGTCTCCACGTTTTCTTTCTCTATACTGGTTAAAAATCTGATGATAGATTGTTGAGACTAAACATTGTTGATGAATATTAATCTTTGGCTTTAAACCTAATTGAACTAATTTCTCTGTTTCATAAAACAGGCTGTAGGGATTTAATACACAATGACGATCCCAATAAGTTGGAACGTCTTGTAAAGAGCCGCTGCCGAAGTTATTAAAGATATGGCGACTTTCGTTGTGTTCTACGGAATGACCAGCCTGAGAGCCACCGCTATAGCGTACTACGAGCTTACGCTGATCTGGAAACAACGAACATAGGTAATCTGTTGTTGCTCCCTTAGTTTCATCACCAAATTGAAGTCCTACGACGATAAAAGCCTTAGTCATTATAATCATCCTCTAGTGAGTAAACGTCTAATAATACAATGTTGTCTATTTTAATATCTATATCTAAATCAGGGATAAATTTAATTCCCATTGAATCTAAATGATCCCAAACTTTGTCTCCACATGTTTCATGAGATTCCAAGTTAAATTGATCTAGTAACCAATTATATACCGTTTGTTTATTATTCGTTTCTTGTAACACTAATTTAATATTATCTAAAAAAACACTAATTAGCTTTTCTCTTGTTAAATCATAATGATAAACAAAAAGTGGGATACATGCTAATCTAGCACCTTCGTGATGACCCTGCTCTAATATTAACATCGTAAGTTTAATAGGAGGTCTATCGTATGGCATATTTAATACTTTATTTTGCTGGTTCGTTGTAATCTTCCCACCATTCTTGATCTTCTTCCATTAAATCAGATATAGTTTTCATCTTTGGAATTACTGTTTCTATAAACTTTGACCATTCATTTGTATAAAAAGCATTCCAAAGAGATTGATTTACTTCTTTTGTTAATGCTTCTATTATATCGTACATTGTTCTTTTTTCCTTGGGTTATATGGGTGAAACCCCTATTACCATGAATTAATAAATCTAATAGCCTTCACTTCTTTAGGTAAATCTTCTAATTGTACTTCATATATATATTCACCATTTCGACTGTTTCTCTCGAATTTGATTTCAAGAGTTTCCATTTCTCTTCTTATTGTTTCTTCGTTTTCCCCTGGGTCTTTAAAATATTCAGTTACCTCTTTTGGATAACTGATGCCTGCTGTATCGCAGACTTTCTTAACCCTCATCATTTTAGCAAACATACCATCTAAATCACGAACACCATAAACATATGTTGACATTGACATTACTCGTCTCTCCAGCAATAACAAGGTTTATCAGTACCAAAACAGTGTAAGCAGATATTATTTGTAACTTCGCTACAAGCAACTTCTCTAGTTTCTTCGTCTGTTTTATGTAGATAATAATTTAGGCTTTTAGCTATAGCGACAATATCATTTTGACATTTTTCACATCTACCACAAGCCGATTTTAAAAAAATCGAACCTCTACAAATCTCCATGAATTACCTCTAATTCTTCTTGTAACAATGTAATAAAATCATGTTCGTCTGGATCGTCTAGTTCTATCGAATCTATTGCATTATGTAGTAAATTAAACTCATTGACACTTAGTTCGATCACAACCTTACGAGGTAGGTGATGATTTTTCGGGGTTTTTAATTTTATCTGCATAATGATATATTACCATTCCTTTCTTTCTATATTCTCCAGCATCCGTTGTCCCATCGTCGTAGTTAAAACGATATCCATGTTTATATGTTTCGTCTTCTATACATCCAGTACATCCACTCTTTGTTGCACAGAGCGATAAATTATCATTTTCTAATTTCCTACCTGATAAGAAATGCAGAACACCTGTAAATAACTCGTTAATTTGATCTATGATTTTACAAAAATTATCCGTGTCCTTAACTGTTAAAGTTTTAAATTGCCAATCTTTAGTACCAGATAATAAATATTTAACTTTTATTTCGTATTTCATGTCTTTATTATAGCTTACCGCAGGCAAAAAACAAGTCCCTCTTTCAAGGGGCTAGAATCGATAACTCAAATTGAGTTTTATAGTGGTTTTAAACCAGTCCCACTATACTTTTTATTCGAGATTGCTGTATTAGTAGTGACTGTAGATAGGGTTTTTGTTACTGAATCAATAGAATTCTTCGATAAACCAGCATCGGTTAAATCATCTATTAATTGATCGTTATCAACATTACCCTCACAGAGTCCAATTGTTGAGGCAATCAATTCAGCTACAGTATCAGGATCGTCTAACTTGAGAAAATTCTCGCCTAAATGCGACTTCCAGAAGTTATTAACTTGTGAGTCATTATAGTGACACGTTAAATTAGGCATAATAACAAATACATTATACTTGGTACGAGCCATATCTAAAACCTCTTGGAACGAGTAGTCTTTTTCAGTGTCCACTCCAAGAAATTCCTTAATATGTTCTTTAGAAACAGGGTGTGACTTTTCATCCGTAATAATGAAAATATAGCCCTTTTTGCCGCGTTTTTCAAAGCAGTCAATTGAGGTATAATTTGCCATGTAATACAGAAACAGTCCTGGCGACTCACTAACTTGGCCTCCACCACCACCTTCTAACCAGATATTAGTAAGATGATCTTCCACCTCATTACCCGCTTCAAACTGACCAACTTGAATTGGCCCGTCGTCGCAATATGAATCACCAAAAGCAGCAGGCATAATATGGGGGTCTTCCACATAGCCCTTTTTCAGTAACAAACTCATTAGCGTATTAAGTTTGCTTTGTACTGTTTTAGGCACACCACCCATAGAACCAGTCACATCGAAGGCTACCGCAATAGCTAGTGAATTCGGGTGTTCTGCTGAGTCTCGACTTTCACGAATTTTATTAGTGAATTTGACTGGATTTAAGCTATCATGTGTAGCTCTTGCTGCCTTTCCAGAGCTAACAGCAGCAGAGTGAGCAAATACAGGCGTGGCTGTTTTAGCTCGTAGAACCGCCTTGTGGTTATAAAGATCGGCTGAATAATTTGATGTTCCCATATTTATTGTCCTTTGGTAAAGATTTTTTCTGGTGTAAGTAAAGATTTAATTGCTTTTACTATTGATTCTATTTTACATAGTGCTTTTTCTGCTCTTATTGTAGAACGAACCGAAGTAAATTGTTTTTCTACTGGTGGTCCAATAGGTGTTAATTGACTACTAATATAATCTGTTCTAGCGTATTTAATACACTCTAACATTTCATCTAATTGATGTAGTATCCATTTTCTAAGTTTCATTAATTAGCTCCAATTCAAAAAATTTCGGTTTCCCGTATAAAGACTTTGCCAAATCACCAAGCTCATCATGTATTATAATTCCCGATTGTGGGTTTGTCAAGCTCTCAAGCTGAACCCCCTTGAGAAAATTCTTAATTCGAGTATGACAATTTATGCCAGCAAGTTTAAGCATTGAACTGATTGCTAGATAAATGTCTAGCCCGCTACTGGCTTTTTTAATGTCCTTGACCCATTTATCAGGATATATATCAGTATATTTAGCAGGAATAACAGGTGGTTTTTCTCCGGTTTTTGTAGAATGCAGCAGCCCAGCCAATACTAAACCATGACCCTTATACTCTACAAGTAAATGATCTGGCGTAGGTGCATTATGACAAATATCTTGAGAATGTAAATAAGCTAGGGCGGCTAATACTCTACGTGTTATCCATACAATATGACGACCATCTAGGCCGCTAGGAAACATATTAATCAAATCGGCCACTGAAATCAAACCATCTGTATATTCATATACACAGTGATAGTCTTTATTTTTAGCGTCGATTATAATCTCGACCGGCTTTCTAAAAAACTTCTCAAAAACCTGACCAGTAGACTTACTCACTAAGTCTTTAGTTAGATTAAATTCAGTCCCGACTAGCTTCTTAACCCCATCGGAAAGCGGGCTTTTGAATATATACTTTTTCCCTGCTTTTTCAAACAGACGAACATAAGAAGAGTCGCCGGTACAAATATCCTTGACGAATAAATAGTCCAAGATTGACAAACGAGGCTCTCTAGCTTTCTCCGCTAATAAGGATAGCTGTTTTGATAGGGATAGAGCTAGTTCTTTATCTTTTTCATCTTCAAAACGATCAGGGTGACAACCGACTAAAAGTTCTTTAAGGCGGCTATCTATATCAGAACCAAATAAATCCCAAGCATTCTGGTTCTTTATCAATAGTTGTATTTGTTTAAGAGTCATTATAAGTCTTCTTGTTCCACGTATTCGGTAATAGTAACCTGTTTTGGAAACACTTCTACTAAATCACTATTGTATCTAGTTGAGTCCCAAGATGAATACTTACCATAACCTTTAAAATACTTGTCTTTGTATCTAAAGATTATATCAAACAACTGACCATCTCCTTTAAAGCCGCTATCTATTAGCTCAAAAGACCCTATAAAATTTTCCCATTCGTTTTCATCAAAATCATCTAAATCTGGGTCTTCCCAATCTTCTTGATTTATATATTTCAACATATCTGCTACGTTGATATTCCACTTATCTAGTTCTGAAAGTAATTCGTCCATAGTGATACTTAACCTTTCTTATTGTTTTTATTTACATATTGAATTATTGTTTTTTCTACTGGTACTACTTCTTCTAAATAGTCTTCGTGACTAGAATCACCCCATGAAGAATACCAACCAGACCCACGAATAAAGATATCTTTCCATTTGAAAATAATGTCGTATACTTTCCCGTCATAATGACTTCCAACAGATACAGATTCACAACTTGCTAGTAAATCCTTGTATTCCTGTTCCTTGTCTTCTGGAGCATGTGAATAGTCTTCATACTCAAAGTCGTTTAGAAAGTCCGAAACGCTAACTTCTAATTCATCTAAAACAGACTTAAAATCTTTAAGCGTACTCATACGTTATCCTTGTGCTAGTGTTAATTGATTATTAAAATAAGCCCGATTAAACTTATAAATAAAGTCTAAATCTGGATTCCAAAGATGGTGTAAATTAAACAAAATCGTCTGACAAAATAAACCCTTAGTCATCGAGGTACACAATTTATATAAGGCTCTCCGACAAGCTACCACTGGATCACATGTAAAATTGCTGGGAATTATAAAGCGTTCCAGGGCAACGACATACATTTCTTCTCTGCATAACAATATTTTATCCTGCGGACTCAATTTGTTAAGTAGTGAGTCGCTAGTTTTTGCGGAGTTTTTATCTTCCTTGATATACCAATACATCGGGTGTTTTTTATGTTTGACCGCTTCGTGCAGATCATCGTGGACAAATTTATAGGTTACACCATTGTCAAAAAACTCGTAGTTTTCCTTGTTTAGTGTAATGTGTTTTTTATTATCTCCGTGGTGTTTTTTCCAGTATCGTGAGAAAGAGTAAAACAAAGATATATCAGGAGTACATCCGTAAGAACTCATTAGTAAAACTGCTTGTTCTGCGTGTTTTTTCCAGTTAATATCCCATTGCATGTGGCTTAGTTTAAGAGTTAAAAGTTCATTTAATGGTGGATATGTAGGGTTATCGTATAAAAACTCCAACATTTCGCCTGTGGCTAGGTGATACTCAATTTTAGCTTCGCCTAGTTTATATTCAGTAAGAATGTAATGTTTAGCATGTTCAATATTATCTGTCAATACATCAATGTCTTTATATGGAATTTTACCACCAGTAAGACAATACAACGGATAACTACCAATAAAACAAAATGCCATAGCTACGCTGCTTATTTTTAGAGTACAAGAATCTCTTCGTAATTTCCGTCATCTTCAATGTCACATTCACCAACTATATCTCCGGTATCCAGATTCTTATACAAGATACCAATAGAACCTTCGTATAGTTCTTGGAAGGAGTTTCCTTCGTCATCAGCGGCCTTATAAACTTTTAGATTTTTGGAGTAGATATTTAATATATTAATGAGTTTCTTAACTTTCATCTTCTACTCCCAACTTAGCTCCCGAACAACTCCAGTAATATCCAGGTTCTTTGTTTGACCAGTGAATAGACTCTAAATCTATAAGATGGTCGGCCATTTCCTTCATTAGAAGAAACTTTTCTTCATCAGATAGGTTACAAAAATAAGCATACTCGCTTTGACAGTTGGCGAACATTATTAATCTCTCTTTTTTGGTTGTGAATCTACTCTTAGTTCTACCCACAGGGCATCCCAGGTGGTTACGCTAGTCCCTGTTATTTTATTATACGTTGCGGCTTCCTGGCTGGCACAAATCCACATCCAGCCAAAATTTAACAGAGTAATTAATACTATTAATACAAGAGTAGTTGTAACCGCTATTTTTTCTGATTTTAACATATAGTATTTTCCTTATTTATTATCTTTCGTATATCTATATAACTTTTCAATAAGTAAATTTTCCATTTGTTCTAAAAATTGTTCTCTAAACGAGGTATCTGTATTAAGAGGAACAATTTGGTATCCTTCTGGTTCATAGATATCGTCGTCTGGATATACTTGTATATATTCCACAGACTTCATAGATGCCAACTTAGTAAATATCTTATCCAGGCCGCTATCTATTACTTTTTCAGCTTCAATAGTTAAGCATGGTATTTTTTTTACCACATTGAATCTGTTTTGTTTTAGTCTTCTTCCGAGTCATTTGATAACTCCTTGTTATCTTCTATAAGAGATATTCTAAGTTCATCCATTGTCTCAAGTAATTTAATTCCAAACATATAGCTAAAAAGTTCTCTATGTTCTTTGGTTTTAGGTTTATGAACTATGCGAATAAAATCGCGGGCTAAATCAGGATTTTCAGTAGCCATTAACCAAAATCTATGTTCTAATTGAGTTAGTACAAAATACTTATCACCTCTTATGTATGGAATCTTAGAAGTGGCCATTCCAATTAAAAGTCCAACGCTATATCGTACATAATGATGATGTGCTAGTTTGTCTAGTGTCCACTCTAAAATAGATTGTCCAATTATATAAATTAATAAACTGGATAAAAAAATAACGCTGGTTAGCCCAGCCCAAGCATAAAAATAGATAGCGAATTCTAAAGTGATATTATTCATTATTTTTGATCTCTCTGTATCCTTGTAGTTTTCCGTATTTCTTTTCAATTTCAGACGGATTATCTGAATGTTCCATTAGACATCTTCGCTCTGCATCGTATTGACCAGGATATTCTTCTCCATGAGGATGTTCGAGTCGTTGTCTAGCTTGACCATCTTCATTATCTTCATATTGTTTATACATTGTTTTTCCTTGCTTGTGGATTTTTAGTGTACAACCCGAATTGGTTGATCTGAATCTGTGGGGTCTGGATACCCATTCTTCAAGCACCAGCTAATATATTCTTCTGATGGTTTCAACAAACGATAACAAGTATGTTTAGTAGTTACAATTCGTCCAGCTACGTTTATAATTGGACTAGTTACAACTACCATTCCATCTGGTTTGCGTGGATGGCCATATACTACCCCACGAAGCATTGTATAGCGACTTTCAGGTGGACAATATGGATCAATATCCTCTTGAACTACACACCAATCTGCAATATCAACCATCGGTAAAGTAGTCGTATCCATCGAAAAACCCTTTATGCACAACCATTATGAATAATATAGACCAAATTAAAAATAAAAGTGGGTCAACCGCAAAGTATTCAGTTGACCAGCGAAATCTTACTTCCCAAATAGTATAGTTCATTTATACTGGTTCTCTACTGCGGGTTTTTATGGTGCAACCCTAAACCAGCGTTTAGACTTTTTGTTGTAGTATTCTACTTTAGCTTTGAATAATCCACTAAGGCTTGAATCTAAAACAGCTTTAGATACAAATACTTTGTGAAAACGCCAGTCTTTCTGAATAAAATAAGCCGTTCCATAATTATCAATAGCTGTTCGGCATTCTACTCCATCAAAACGAACACGATCATTAGGCTGTAAGACAACGTTAATGATTGTTTTTTGTGGCCGATTAACAACTTTTGGTTTTGTTTCAACCTTATTAGGTGTAGTTTCTACTTCGACTTTTTCTAAACAGAACCAAGGATAGCCAAAACCAACTTCGTGAAAACGAATTCCTGTGTTGGATGCCGATCTAACAGTAAAAACTTTATCAATATTTTTGTTCATATCATCGACCCAAGAATTATTCCACTTGCCGCCTCTATCTTCCTCTTTAGTAGAAGCCCTCAATACCTTTACGCGATCCCCACGTTGAAATCGCACTACTTCGATATTTGAATCAAAGGTATATGGAGCGTCTTTTGGGCATAGTACACTAATACATGAATGATTATCGCGTAAATCACCAGCTATACCATAAACTGGTTCTGAGCCACCAGTATAATAGTAAATAATATCTCCTTTTTGTAATCTTTCTCCCTTTTCACGATACCTCATACCTTCGGTTTGGTGATTAGACTTGTATTCGGGGTGTTTGGTTCGGTTATCTTTGTAAAAATCCAGAGTGTGACCGCAAACTTTAACTGTTTTAACTTGAGACATTTGTAAAATCCTTTGAAGAAGTGAAATGGGTTATGAAGTTATTATAGCTTGTAATTTTCATTTGTCAAGCTCAGTCGCCGCTGGGCTTAGTTTTTTCCTGGGTTGTAGGGTGAAACCCTACTCAAACTTTTTTAGTTAAGGAAACCAAACCAATTAAGCAGAAAATAAGTAACATAAATGTAAATTCGGGCGAATAAGTTGTGGCGAATAACATTAAACAGGCTCCTTTAAGATTGGTTCACTGTGATCGAATAATACCTCAGACTTATTTTTAATGTCTTTAAGTAAAGGTATTTCCATGTAATGTAATTCATGTCTAATATATCCAACATCGTTCAAGATATAACTGGTTGGCACTTTTTGTATATAACTACCTCTCCTAAAAAAATTAGGATAATTATCCCAATCTACACCTATATCTAGCAGCATTTGTTTCTTTTCTTTGCCGGTTTTACCTATTAAAGTCTTGTGGCTGAAATAATTCATAGCTGCCATAGAAACAGAATTCTTCATACAGTCGATTTCACGCCATACTAAGCAGTTAGCCGCCTCTATTTTAGATGGTACGTTCCATACTCGACAATCAAACGTAGCTTTCTTATTTAAATGAGAGTCTGGTAAATATCTAGACTTCATAGTATGAAACCACATTGTAGCCGACGAAGCTAAAATTGAATTTAACTTAGCTACCTTAGCCCCAAAAATCATCTGTCGTTCTATATGATCTAAATTTGGAATCCAAACTAATGTAATTTCATCTGATTGAGTATATCCAATATTACAATTGAATTCGCGAACTAGTTCTTTAGTTACCTCAACCATTAAGGCTGACATACCAGTATCAAAAGGCCGCTCTAAACCGGCTGTAAAATTAGAAAAACAGCGGCCATCTATACGGGCTATTATTGGCAGAAGATGATTAAGTTTTCTTCCTGCTTCTTCCTGTTCGTAGAGTTTCATACGGTTGCCGAGAGCATCGTTTTTCATACATCTATATCCTCTGTTAATAAAGCAAAGCATCTTTTTATGTGTCGTAGTAGTTGTTCTTTTGTTAAGACACATCTAATTTGATTGTCTTCTCGATCTATTTGTATAATATAATCCGGTTCCATTCTTCCTAAAATGGCTTTAGATACACCTATTTTACCTATTTTTACTTTGCGGGTAATCATATCAATATCCGATTAGTGGTTTTATTTTTGATTGATAGAATTCTTCTATTTGTTGGGAGATTTCTGTATTAACCATATAATAACCTATGATTAGTATTAATAATTTCAGCTATTTGTTTAAGTGCTTCTACCGCCTTTTCAGGTTGAGTTACACACTTTTCCAATGAACCATAATGGTGTTCTAATACATTTAAAAGTAACTGTTTGATCTTGTTTTCATCCGGCCCCCAAGGAAGATGGCTCTTATGATATAAATCTTCTAGCTGTTTCTCTTTGTCTGCTGCCCACTTACGAATTTCTTCTTCTGGTACTTCTCCACGACGAATAGCCTTCATATGTTCTCTACGACCAGTCTCTTGTAAATCTAGGTCGCCAGTAGCTAACATTTGTTCGGCTTCACTCAATAAACGTACAACGTGGTAGAGGAATTTAGTATCCATACCATAAGTATCTCGTAACTCTTTACGTTTACTACCTTCTTCTGGATTCTTACCTAAACTCTTGTGTAACTGCGAAAAACTGTAACCCTTATACTTCGGCCATAATCCTTTATGTAGAAACAACTTACGATTTTCTCTAACAATATTTCCAACTTGAGTGATATGTAAAATACAGTTTTGCGGTACAAACAAACTATCAATCATATTTGGGTTGTTTTCCATACACAACGCAAAATATTTAACGACATTAAAAACTTGAAAGTCATATTCTCTACCTTTACCAGCTAAGGCCGATTGATCTAAGATATGATGTTGTTGCCATTGGTCAAACTTTGGAATGTTTTTAGAAAACCCAGGTATTAATCCATTTAGATGAGGAAATACTATTCCTTGTGGAGGAATACACCATCCATATACATCATAATCAGAAGAATCAGAACTCACACCATAAGCAAGACTACCCATAACAGTTAATAATTGGGTATTATGAGACAACCAAGCTGGCGGCTGAATTAAAGATTTCTTTTCTAAATCTTGGAGTAACATTGTATATTCCTACTTATTAATAAATTCCACTAACCTTACTGCTTCAGTAGTAAGTATTTCTTCTTCTTCTCGTCATAAAATTCACAACGATACAACGTAGTTATGTCTTTGGCAGTTACAACTTGACCTCTATCATATGTTTTTTCATTCCATCTATTGCAATCTTTCAAATGAAACAACATAAGTTTATCTGATCTAATTGAAAACATAACACAAATATCGCTACCGTCAATACGTACCTTTTTACCAGTAGACACTACAAAGCTATCAACGGTTTGTTGTTTGCGTGGCTTACGTTGTTTGCGTGGTTTTTTAGTCTTTGGAGTGATAGACACGTAGTAATTATCGACTGTTTGTTTAGCTTCTTCTTGGGTTTTATACCAAGCAGTATCTTCTTTAAACATATCTTTATGACCATTACATGCATGTAAACGTAATTCTAAATCGCGACACAAATAGTTAACGCTTTCGTTTTCTTTGTAGATATAATAAGCGTTAAAATTAACAGAATGTTCAATGTAAAAATCGCGGTAAATCATAAAAACCTTTCTGAATCAGGCGGAAGTTGTGGTGATAGGTTCATTATAGCCTGCGGTTTTCATTTGTCAAGGCTCAAGCTCAAACGCCGCTGGGCTTAGTTTTCCTGGGTTGTCTAGTGAAACCCTACTCAGACGATAATATTTACAGCTAAGTATTTAATTTTTATAAATGTTTCTTTATTGCTTTTATATTTTTGTTCTAAATAACAACCCAAACTATTCCAGTCTGTGTCTTTTTTTTCCCATTGGATTCTAGTGTATTCACCTGTATTATCTGTAGTTATAGAGATAGAAATATGCTCTTTCTCATCTATTCGACCATAAACCTCGGTGTCCGAATAATCTAAAAAGATATTTTGTTTATAATAATAAGGAAGATCAATATCCACAGTTTCTTTTATATATGTTCGTTTGTTAATTGTGATTTTCATATTACCTTCTTTTCAACAATTGGATATTTAGTAATTTGTGAATCTATATATTCTTCTGCTTCTTTATAAGAAGTTCTACATACATATACTTGTCCAACCCAACTTTTTTCATAGAAATGATTCCAACCATCCAAATCGTTTTTTTTATACTGAGGCCAATAATAAGTTCTTTCTAATGCTGCTTCTTTTAATACTCTATATTGCATATTATTTACCTTTTAGGAAATTCCACATCTTGGATGAAATGCTGCTTCTGTTTCTTTCTTTTCCTCGTCCGTCAGGACGTACCAAGTCCACAGTACATCAGCAAAAATATCTCGATTATATATAGCTTTATTAACAACCGTGATTACATTTTTGATCGTACCACCAGCTAATCCTGTTCCAAACAAGGGAGCCGCTATTTCAAAACTACGTTGTCTTTGATGATTTAAATGATCTGCGAATCGAATTAAACACTCACAAAGAGATTGATAACGAATTGGAGGATAGCCTTGATAGCCGCCGCAATCCGATTGAGCTATCATATTGACCACTGTAAGATTTTCTTCGACTTCAATATATTGATTACGACCTAACTTTGCCGGAAGAAAAGATTTTGATCTTCTATATAATCTCTCTCCATATCTATAGAACCATTCATGATATTCAGTCTTTACCTGTGGCCATTTTTTATAAATAGCCTTAGCAACGCCTGCTGATTGTCGGTTTTCGTCATTGACTATTTGTAGAATGTAACAATGATCCGAATGTATAACAGGACATGTAACATCCCCAATAATTACTTTATAATTCATATTTTTCCTTATTATAGTCTGTTACTAGTTTACACATTCTTATAAATTCTAATACAGTAAAGTCCATTTTCATAATATTAATGTCTTTATGTACCCATTGTATATTGCCCTTAATATATCCCTTGCTGCTATCTATCCTATCAACTGACGCAGTTCCGTGTTTAGTTTTAAATTCTATATCTATCCCTGTTAATGCACATTTTTTGTTTTGTTGTTGATATATTTCATTTAAATATTCTGTATTAATATTAAATTCTAAATCGTGTTGCAATGCTCTAGCATATAGTTTATTTGTATAAACATGGGCTATATCACCAATAGACCCTAATCCATTTTTACTATTAACCCCCTTATGATTTCTATAAATATAATCCTTATCACACCCACAAGACAAAGATAAGCCTCTTATGATGTAACAACAATTATATGTTCTATAATTCCCGCACTCGCATTTACAAATACATTTATAATTTCTATCCCATTTTGTCTTTAATTGTGGTTTAAGTATTTCTATAACTGTTAATTTATCAAATTTCATGTCTAATAAATATGTGTACTTCGTACTACCTGGATAAGCTCTGGTAAAATGAGATGTGTCCACATCTGGAAATTCCGATTCAATTATTTTTCTAAACGATATGGAAAAAGTCATATTTAAATTACGACACAAATCTCTCCACGATGTAGATTTTGGAACTGCCTGTCTTAATTGTTTTTCTGTCCATTTTCTGTTTGACATAGTGTATTCTCCTTATAAGGGATAATACACCGTTTGTTAATAATCAAAAATTTAAAATTTTTATTATTTCCGATATGTTGGATTTGTTACGTCTCCGATGACTACTTTGTAATGCATATAGCTACGCTACCTTTCTTAGAGTTGTATTAGCATTGAATCATTAGTTTTTTCCATCTTTAATAATAAAGCAGCTTTAGAATCGTGTAATCCTAATTTATACCGAGAAATTCGCAAGTCTCCACGTTTAAATAAGCCCAGCGGCGATTGAGCCTACGTCCAAAGGTATTCCCGATAAGTGACAGTATTCATAACAGCTTCGCGGTAGATATGTTTTAATTTCTTTTCATCTAAAAAAGACTCTATTTCTTCTAAGTGTTTGTAGAAGTAGTAGGCTTTTTTTAATTTAGCCCATATTACAGAGCGTTTTTCTCCGTCATATAAATCTTCTTCATATTGTTTGGCTATCTCACGACTAGAGGACTCAAATTCCCACGGTTTTTCACGTTCAACAAATTGAGCTAGTAATTCTAAAATACAATGCTCCATAACAAGGTCTTTATCATGGTAGTTTACACTGAGATAACGACACTTGACTATATTATACGGATAGAAGTGGTTTTTAATTGTAATTCTTATATCTCTCAATGTATCAAAAAATGTTTCTACTGCCTGTGGTAGTTCCTCTAGTAGAAAGTATAAAACAGGACGTTTTGTTTTATAAGAACGAGTATGATCTTCTATTTTATGCATATATTCTAGAAAGTCATCATCACAGTCATTATAAATGGCCTCTTTTTCAGTTTCAGTAATTTTAAAATATTTTTGACGATAATAAACAAGAGTTGGGTGATAGTAAATTAACATATTATTTACCTTTAGTAAGTTCAATCATTTTTTCTACTAGAACAACTTTTGGTGCTATATAAACTTTCGTAGCATTGTAAAGGAGACTACAACTTATTAATACAGACGAAAGAAAAGCCATGATAGTAAAAATAAATAACAATACATAATAGGGATCGTCTAATTCATTTTTTTGAAAATTTTTATAAAATCTACGGATAATTTCAAATGTTACGATACTTATAAATAATGATATACTACATAACATAACATTTGAATAGAACTCCCAGGCTAAATACTGCTGGATTACATCAGGTAGTTGTTCTACTACAAAGTCTTTAGATTTACCTAATTGCTCTTTAATCGTGTCAATGGTTTTAATTAATTCTTGTTCTAGTTCTTTGGACATAATTTTTTCCTTTAGGATAACGAAGTAGCCAAAACAGCCATATCTAGTTCGTAACGCCACTGACTACAATCAATACATGATTTATTACTATGTCTGTGTTTTACAAAAGTAATTCCACATATATTACAGATACGTTGTTTTGGTAGAGGATTAAAACTATTATCTTTTTGGTTATTACATTTCATACAACAGACTACTAAATTAGACCTATCGTTATGATTATCGTGCTTTTCTCTAAGAGGTATTATATGATCTATAGTTGCATAAATACCAACTTGTTCATGTGTCTTCTCATTATAACAATAATTTCCTTTTATATAAGCATCAACTGGCCTAATAATAAGATCACGATGACAATAATAACACTTATTATCTTGAAAATACATTAGTATGTCTAAATACTTACGGCGTGCTTTTACCCGTAGTTTATCTTTCTGTTTTTTTGTCATTCTTGTCATTTTCGTTACCTAAAGTATGAGAAATAGCAGACAAAGCAGTATAATCTAGCTCACTTAATAAGCCTAATTTCTTACCAGTGTTCAATATTGCACTCAATAACATTCCACTGGTTGTTTCTTTAATCGATTTAAGTAATCCCTTTGTCATTTCATACCAACCATCACACGCTTTACTTACTCCTTCCAGCGAAGCTATGATAGCATATAAATACTCGTATTCATCAGATTTATGATTGAATGTATAATCAGGACACAGCCTCATTGCCTCTTTTTGTAGATGTTGTGTGAAGAGGCTATCTGGATGCTTATCTGTGGCGAAATCCGATAGGTAAACAAATTCTAGAGATACTTGGTCTTCTCCATATGTTAAATACTCTATATTTTCTATCATAAGACACGGATATTCTTGTGGTATTTCATGATCGCAAATATAGTAGTTTTTTCTTAGAATATCTAAATAGTTTTTATATTGATCTTCATCGGTAATCAGTGTTTTATTCATGGAGTCCTCAATTCAAACAGTTGTTTATTAATCAAATATTGAACATTAGTTAATTCTAATGACTTTAAATTCTTGGTCAACCACCACTCATTAGGTTTGTGATCCCATAACATATCTCTGACTTCATCATAGGTAAATCCGAAAATTTCATGTAAACTTTGAACACATTGGAAGGCTCGCCAGAAGAAACCATTAAATTGTTCTTCATTGTGTTTTATATCAATATATTCTTTTTTCCAAGAATAATATCCACCTAAATTAGCCTGTAGTTCATCTAGTAAACAACGAACTATTCGGTTGCTTTCTTTGTCAACGTCGTTTGTTTCAACAAACATTAGTAATTACTCCTATGATATTAAAATAGACTCCGAGTTTTACCCACAGAGCCTATTATAATAAATGCTAAGTTTTTGTCAATCCCCTAATGTGGGGTACAGACTATCCATCTAGTGCATCTAACTTCTGTTGCAATTCTTCCAAAGAAGCAGTAGTTAATTGTTGATCCTTTTTCGCTGCAATAGCATTGAGAATCTTTTTCCGTTCTTCTGCTTTTTTGAGTTTGTTTAGACGAGCAGCGTTTTCTTCTTGTTTGACCTTAATAACGTCTTTTACAATCTCTAATGCCACCTCAAGCATTTCTTTATGAGGGTCGAGAGTTGTGTCTCCAACGAAATTTTCTTCACCAGTTGTTTTTAAATCGTTACTGATTGTCTTAGCAACCGTATTCAAGTCGAAATTATTAGTTGATTTTAGCGGTAGGTCAAAAAGCTGTTCTACAACCAACTGACCTTTCGTAGAGGGAAAACGCAACTTCTTTTGAGCCGCAAACTTATACATATCCATAACCATCTCCTTAAAAATTAGAAAGTAACAAGATAACTACGATTGTTTACATTAACACTTACACTGTCACCTCTGGCAGATGTAAAACCAACGCCAGATATTTGATCTTCTGTAGGTTGACACTTAGTTTTAGACCCTAAAACTTCAAACACCTTGCGATGCTTCTCTAGGTCAGACCGCAGAAACTCATTATATATCCCACGTACAGGTTTATCGTTTTTACAATTCTTTAACGCGAATATAAGATGTTTAGCTCCAACTTTATTTTCACCCCAATGATTAGGGCTATACATAATTGAAGTCACAGGGATTAAGGTTTGTGTCTTTAGTCCCCATTTTTCTTGTGATAAATCTCCACCAACAAGATTGGTTTTAATATCTACCACTTTACCGCCCTTCACGGTGAATGTAAAACAGTCAATGTGTTCTTTATCTCGTAGGGCTTTTGAATAACTATATTGTTGTAAAACACCGTCGTTTTCAATCTCAATCGAAAAACCAAAATCAATAGTTTCTCGACGATGAAATTGATCGACTGATATTTTATAGACACCACTCTTAGGCTTCACAAAAGCTAGATTTTCTACTGGAGTTCTAGTAGTACCAGAACCAGCATTCATATCAACGTCTAATATACCTTGTTTATCTGCATAATAAATAAGTTTTCCATCTGGTGTTTTTGCATGTAAATCTAAATCATCAAAGTTAAACCACGATAGACTCACTCTAATATCAGCGTGAATATTGCCGCCAGCAGCCTTAACTCTCTGTTTAACACTATCGGTCACATCCCCATCATAAGACCACGCAAAATTATTATTCCACTTAAATATACGCTCTGATCCATCAGAACCAGTCAGTGTAACAAAATTACCTAAATGACGATTCTCTAGTAATAACTCTATATTTCGTGCAGTTGGCAGCACTTTAGTTATAAAATCATCAGCACTAATAGTAATGCTATTTTTAGTAGTTGATTTTGATTGCTTAATACTAGATTCCAATAACGTAGCAATACCATCTTTCATTTTATTTTTAACGTCATTATCTACAAATAACACATCGTTAACCGAAACATCACTTAACTTAGCGTATCGTCGATAAATAGCCCCACCTAGACCCATTGTATTTAATGTTTCGATAGCTGATTCGACCATCTTTTGAGTAATTACAGACGTAGGCCGTTTATAGTTAGCTGGAGCCACTTTGGTTTCAAAAGATTTCACAGCGACATCAATATCTTTACCATCGGCTAAATCGACTAGCAAAGTGCCAATAACTGTATTTCTAATACAAGCACTACGCTCATTTAAGTGTTCCCAAATAAACAAATCTTTATTTTCAGATTCTTTATAGACCAGCATCAATTTTCTAAAGGCCGATAGAGATTGCTTGTGTTCTTCTCCACGATATAGTCCATTACTATCGATCAAATCAATAACCGTATCAATATCCGCAATATTTAATTCGGTTAGCCCTCGTTTGAATACCTTATAAACAGACTCTTTTTCACCTCTTAATGTATCGGCTTTGTCGTATGAATAATGTTTATTATCAATCTTACCGTAAAAATGGTCATAGCGTTGATTCTGTTTGTCATAATTATGATCCATACCATAACTACGCTCCTTAGTCCTAAAGACAGATTCAATAGGGCGGCTACGAATATATGAATCTAATTTCTCTGCTACTACATTATAAGGAGCAGGTAAATCAAGATCACTAAACAGTGTAATCATTTCGCCATTTTTCACACTAACTACAATACCAAGTCGTCGTAGAAAGTGTTTGCAACATTGACAATCGTGCTCAGTTCTAGTACGAAATACTGGGTCGCTTCCAGCGGGAAAAGCGGCTAAATATTGCTCAAATATATCTGGAGCATCGACAACAAATAACTCACCTTTAGACATTTCTTTAAATCGAGTATCAACAGCTTTAGAAAATGCGGTAAACATAAATATTATCTCCAATTAAAATGATTATTACAATAATAGAGCTTTAGCTCGGCCAGTAATAAGGTAGCGAAAATTTCTTCCCGTTTTTAAATGGTACTGCGGGTTGTTCACTCCAGCCAAACTGTGAGTACCACTTGTAGTCTTTATATAGTAAGGCGGCTCGGTGTGAACTATGTAATTTGTCGTCACCTAACCAACTAGGACATAATCCTATTATAGCCTGGGAGTCGGCTAAGTCAAGTCCCTCTGGTAAAAAGGACTTAAAATAGTCCACATGATGAGGATAAAAACGCCCACGGCGAGCAAGTTCCTCCAGCCCATAGAGGGCGTAAACCGCAAGGGCAGGCTTATAGCCCGACCACATCTTAGAAGCGGGGTGATAAGTCCAGCCGCCGCTAATTAGAGTTTTACATTCCCGATAGATTTGATTACCGAGACGCTTCGGGTCAAGTGCGGCTACAGAGTCCTTAAAGGACGATGAAGGGAGGAAAACTTGCATAACTCAATCGCCGTTGGGCTAGAGACAGGATAAATCTGATACAACGATTTTAGCATATAGGAGCGAAAAGTCAAGCTCAGTCGCCGCGAGGTTAAATTTTTGTGATTTTGTAACCCAATCTATTTAAATTCTGGTTAACTTCTACAACAAAAGAAGCCTTTGGAGTTTCTTCTAAGTATCGATCCACATCTTGATAGCCATAATATATTTCAGACGCATCTTGTATCGCGGCTAGTAATACATTTTCTTCGTGTTTTTTAAAAGTGTTTGGAATATTATTCACTTTTGAACTCCTAATATTAACTAAATTTCTTTGCTATAACTTCTCTACGTAACCAATAAAGATGCGGAGTATTGGACAACTGCCATTTTCCAGGGTATCCTCCAGTGTAATCTTGATAAAAATCTTGATCTGGCTTCCAGCAATATATAAAATCGTTAGTATAATCAATATCTACAATAGTACCAATAGAGCCGATTTCAAATGTTTTTTCTCTACCATGATAGCTTTCTTTTCCGTTATAGCCATTAGGAGTATTTATAATTACACACCTATCACCTATTTTAAAATCAGCAAACTTAGACAGCAAAACTTCTGAGTGTTTAGATAACTTTTCCAAATAATAATCTAACGGGCCGCTATCTAATAAGCCTTTTGCTGCGTTTAGATGAACGGCTACTTGCTTCATTTTATTTGTAAATGTTGGTAGGTTATTGAGCATTATTGCTACTCCGTAGCTGTAGGTATAGGATTTTGCCTAATTGTTCGTCAGATAAAGTACATTCATCATGAAATAATGAATTAACATCTCTAAATACTTTGCCGAGTTTAATATAATCTGTTTCAATGTTAAATAAATAGGTCTTTTTTTCTGGTAATTTACGACGATGAGCTACATACAGATCACTCATTTTATGAGGTGTATAGCCATTAAGTGTATTCCATTTTTTATTATCAAAATACTCATCATCGGGAAGTATTTTTTCCCCTTCTTGTACCAATCGATAACCAGTCATATCTCCGTGTTCTGGTTGAATTGTCATTTTTGAATATTGCATCATTTTAACGATCCTTTCTAAAAGAAGCTTTTAAGTCAAATCCCGCTCGTTCAATTTTAGTATTGTTTGGTTCAAATGGTTCTTGTTTATATTCTTTACAGAGAACCCCTTTAATATAAGATTCTATCTGCATATAAGCCTGTTCTTCAGGTATAATATTATAGAATGAATAGTCAAATAAACAAGGAAACCAACTTTCATATTTATCGTTGTATTGAACAATAGAGTCTTGTTTTTTATGTTTATTTAATGTATGATAGCAGATAATATCAGGATTATCAGATGAACTATATGGCTGTCTTCTAGTTAAATAAATAAAAGAAGGAGCCGAATTCTTAACAAAGAGAGAATTATTTTCTATTTGAAAGAACAACTCTTTACTTTTTCGCTTTTGTTCTCTTGTATAATTCACTGGTAAATCATAATTATGATAAAACGCCTCGTATTCTTCATAAGAATAGCATATCTGAGATTTAAACACACCTTTTTCTTTTTTACATGCAGATAAACCACCATAAATCTTACCACAGAAACCAATTATAAATAAATCACGATGGTCTGTTTTAAGATAAGACAATTCCTCTTTATCTAAATCTTTGTATGTTTTAATCAAAGAGTGTCTATTATATGGAGTAGTCGAATAATCAGCATACTTCTGCATACAATCATAGTAGTCTTTAAATTTGGAAATAATTCTCATGTTTTAGCCTTTGTAATCTTTGTTTTTGGAGCATCTCGTTCTACTTCGACTGATAAATCCGCTGGGAACATATAAATCTGTGACCAGCATTGTACAAAATAAAACCCGTCGTATTCTACAGAAGGCCGCAAACTACTAACTGTGAGTCCTTTACCATCGTGAACGATCTTGTCTCCTGGGATAAGCTCTTTGATTTGTAGTTGCATTATGCACCTTCTTTATCCACATGATAACGAGCGATAATATACCAAATATATAGTAACGCAATTACAACGGAGCAGATTATAAGTGCTGGTAAAATAACAACATGAGCATGAAAATTACCAATCAACACCAGCCAAATAGTTTGTAAAAAATACAGGATTGGTTTAAAACAAAACCATAATACCCATTTCACACCTACTTTTTTATCAAGATCGGGGCTATGTAATGCTAAAAAAATATAATGCCAAAAAACAATGGCAATATTGTACAGCCCATCGTATTCCAAATGATACCCATCCACCACATTTGATTTAACGTGTAGGTGGCATCAAAACCTAGAAACATTAATGAAAGGCCGTAGATTAACCAGATTAAAAGAGGTAAATAGTTCATGCTCAAACGCCGCAGGGCTTCCTTTTGTGATACGAATTGAATTAATCAACAATATTTGGTTTAGCAATCAGCCAAGGTTGACCATCTTTATAGTATAACAGATATGTTAATCCATCTACATTAATTTCTCGTAGTGTGTTAGCCAACACATAGTTATCCATATTGTCAACTGAATCATAATGGAAAATCCCATTAACAACATCGTATTCAAAATATAGAGTGTTTTTATAAACAGCAACAAAATAGCGGAATTCCCGATCTTTCATATCTAGTAATAGATCGCCCTGTTTCCAAGGAAAGACTGGTTTTTGTTCTTCTTTTACATCGCTTGAGATGGGGATAATTGGTTTTATATAAAATAATTGATTATGCCACCACTGGCTGGAACAATCATTCCATTTATCTTGAATGTTATCCCAAAATTTTAAACCTTTAATACTTGGTTTATCTGTTTTCTGTTGTTCTTCCTTAGTTACTATAATATAACCTTCTGGAATCGGGCCGTATAGTTCTTTAACGGCGTCGGATGGGGATTCTTTGTCTTTCCAGTTTTTTCCTAAATTAGTCCACCAAGAGTCTACTCCATCAATAGACGGTGAAAAACCAATCGTTATTCCATTATAATCATTATAGGCTGTAACTATGGAACCATTTCGAGTTTTGTAGGTGTAACCGTTTTTAATTTTCATGCTCAGTCGCCGCGAGGCTCTCC